ACACGCTGCCGCCGTTGGCGATCACGGCGTTTCGCCAGGCGTTGGCCTCGGGGTGGACGCCAGAGGCGGTTGGCCGCAGCAATCGGGGATTCATCGGCATGGGAGCGTCCGTAGAGTGGTGATGTGACGACGGAGGGGTCAGCCCTTCGCCACAACCGTCATCTGGCAGCTGGTCCCGCCGGCAATGACGGGCACCACGTACGGGAATGAGAAGCAGGCGTCCGGCACGGGGTGGGCACCCACCGTGACGGCCGTGGTCACCGCGGAGCCATCGGAGAAGATCTGGAGGGGGGTCGTCTCATGCCCTGAGGCACCGTACCAGGCAATCTGCGTGGCCCCGCCCGTGTTGCCGATCAGTACGCCCGCCCCGGCCATGTGCTGGAAGCTGAAGCGGGGGCTTGACGTGGCGGCAGAGCTGGCCGCCGTGACAGTGACCGTCTCTTGGAAGCGGGTGATTTCGATCATTTACCTTTCCTTTTCAGTGGGTGGGCCTGGCGGTTGATAATCATCTCCCGCAGCTCGCCGTCCTTCTTGCCAGGGTTCTGCTTGCGGTAGCGAGGCAGCTCCTCCTGGACGATCCGCTCATTCAGGACCGTCCTCTTGGGCGGCATGGGGGTGCCCTTGTGGGTCACGGCCCCCTCCACCGTCAGGTTGCGAGCCCTCGCTACTCTCTTAATGTCCGCCGTGGAGTCCACCCACGCCATTGGGTCCCGGTGGGCTCGGCTGTCCGCCAGGCCGCCGATGTAGACCTTGCCGGCCACTGGGATCCCTGCTGCACGGGCCTCCCTGAGGATGGTGTTGGCCTGCTTCTTGGGCATGTCGTCCAGCCACTGCTGGTTCAGGCGGCCCTCCATAAAGGCCCTGTCAGAGCCTCTAGTGCCAGGAGGGGTCTGGGTGGCGCACATAAGCGCCCACCGCTCGCCGTAGGGCAGGGCGCGTTCGTACGTCTCGCAGGCCTCAGGGCCCAGGCGGAGGACTTCCTTGGGGATTTCCACCTTGCTGCTCCGGCCCCGGGGGCGGCTGTGGCGGCGGCGGGGGCGGCGGCGGCACCACGTACTTGTTCACGTCCATGTCCATGGCACGCCCCCAATCCTGCATGAGGGCGTTGAACAGATTCGGTTGGCCAGCCTGGAGCATGCCCTGGGCGACCGGCATGAGGATCTGCATGGCAGAGTTGATCTGCTCCACCTTCGTCCCGGGATTGGGCTTCCTGGCGGAACCGGCCTCCACGCGGAAGTCGAACTCCCGCAGCAGCTGCTCGGGCTCCATGGACTGAACGTGCATCTGCCAGGCTTGCGCGGCCAGCGGCCCCATGAGCGGGGCCACGTCCTGCGGCTGGACCAGCCAGCGAGCCAGGAAAGCCTCCTTGCGAGCCAACGCCGACAGCGCCGTCTCCAGCTTTTCCGCCATGTCATCAGGCCGCACGCTGATCTGCTCGGCCTTCACGGTGGCCTCTGCGGCACTTCTGAAGGATGCCCTGGTCATGCCGTAGACCAGCTCTGTCAGGCCGACGCGCCTGTCGAACAGCTCCGTAACGGCGGCGACGATGTTCCAGAGGTCCGTGGGCACGCCGGGAAGCTGGAACACGCTGATGATGTCGTTGACGCTGCGGCCAATGGCCTCAGAGATTTCTACGATTTTGAACCCAGACTCATCCGAATCCAGGATCTTCGCCTTGATGTCGTTGTCGGCAGCCTTGGCCACGCCGATCATCGTCTGGCTGGACGTGGCGATCTTGGTCGCCATGAACGACATCGCATAGTTGATGAATCGCAGCTCACCGATGCCGGGCTTGATCAGCGAGATGGGGTACGAATAACCCGGCTTGCCGTGCCACTGGAGGATGGTGCAGGGCCAGCCGCCCGGCTCGGCCCAGAACGGGATTGGCCACTGGGCGGCCCGGAACATGGTGGGCGGCACGCCCGTCTCGTCCACCGGCTCCTGGAGCATGCCCGGGCTGACGTTCAATGGGTGGTCAACGCCCTCGCAGACGACGATGTAGCAGTACTCACCCAGGGCGTCGAACTTCCCCCGCATCTCCTTGGGGGCGTCCTTCAGCCGGTCACCGAAGCCGGTCTTGGAGTAGATCTCCCAGTAGGTGACCAGGTCGTTGGTCTTGCCCATCTTCTTCTGCGTCTCGTAGCCCCGCTCCTTGCGGTTGCTGCGTGAGTCGTAGCTTTCGGAGTGACCCTTCAGCTGCTCGGGGTCCAGGCCGAACTTGGCCGCTACGAACTCCTTGGGGTGGCATCGCCGCCTGGCGATCCACAGGAGGTCCTCCTGGTCGTCGGCATCTGGATCCCAGACGACATTGTCGAAGCTCTCATAGAAGCTGCCGGCCATCCGGGATTCACTTCCCGGGATCTGGTACAGCTCCGTGAACCAGCAGCCTGCCCCCTTGATGAGCGCCTCATCGACCACCTTGCGGTTATGCTCCGCCAGCCGCAGCTCATTGGGCGTGTAGTTCAGGTAGTCCTCCAGCAGCTTGCAGATGATGTCACGCCGCTCCGACAGGAACTGCGTCTGCTGCACCTGCTGCTGGTACATCTGCATCATCGGATCCATCATCATCACGGGCTGGCCGTCTGGGCCCATGACCGGCTGGCCGTCCGGCCCCATCTGCGGGACCGGAGGCTGCGGGAAGATGCCCAGCATCTGCGGCGAGATGACGGGGTAGGTCCGGGGCGTACACTTCCGGTTGGGGTTGCGGTGGTGGATCACCGAACCGAACAAACGAACAGCCTCCCAGACCCGGTTGATGGTCATCCGAAAGGCGGGCGGGGAGATGCCCTTGATGAACCCCTTCTCCCCGCGGGCGTACTCCGACCGGAACATCCAGGCGTTGTCCCCGTCGTAGAAGTTCATCGCCTCATCGGCGTCTTCCTGGAACGGGCGCTTGTGGTCTTTGGCGAGCTTCAGCTTCTCCAGCCACCCCTGAACAAGGGGCCGGAGCGGGTTCTGGTCAGACATGGGCGGTTCCTGGGCTACTTCTTATTGCCCTGGGCCGCCCGCTCCAGGGCCGAAAGCCGCTCGGAGAGCTGTGCCAGGCGAGGGTCCCGGGGCCGGCTTTCCCAGATGCCGAACTTCTTCCACTCCACGCTCGTCTCCAGGCGGGGGTCGTCCTTGTGGTGGACTGACGGCCTCTCCGTTCCGCCGTAGCCAGGCGCCAGGACCCACAGCTCCAGGGTGTCCTGGCCCACCTTGGACACAAAGGCCATCTGGGCCGGGGCGCCCTCATGGGGGCGGTACAGCACAGTGTCTCCCAGGCTCACTTCCGGCATCTTCCACGCATCCATGATCATCCCTTTCTGCTAGGACCTAAGACCACATAACCCTTGCCATCGTCTCCCTGGCGTTTCTTCTTCTCCGCCAGCCATTTCACGTACCACGGCTCCTTGCCAGGCCTCAGGGGCGGCTGGTGGTACTTGGGCTCGTAGGCGCAGAGGTACTCCAAGCACTGGACGGCATGCACGTCGCCCCGCGTGTTGGGCACGTCCGTGATGAACGGCCCGGAGTTGCTCTGGATCACCTTCTTCTTGTATCGCTTCAGCTCCCGGATCAGCTCCGGCGTGGCCCCCTCCAGGAACTTCAGCTGCGTGCTGCCGTCGCCCCGGATGTGCAGCATCTGGCGGACCAGGGCGGTACGGGCGGGAATGTCGTCGGAGCCGGGGATGAACTGGTGGCCCGTCATCTGGGCCCGGATGCCGCGGTCCCGGAGTTGCTCCGAATACAGGTCGCACGGCAGCCGGCCGGACCCCAGGTCCCGGAGCGTGCCACCGTGCATGTCCATGATCAGTGCGTAGAAGTGCTGGTCCTGGGCCTTCTTGGCAAACTCCTCGCCCCAGATCAGGGCGTTGGCGTTGCGGATGTACAGCTCGTCATAGATGAGCAGCATCTTCTCGTCGGGCGGGACGGCACCGAACAAGCATGCCATCACTGTGTGGCCAGGGTCGATGGACACGTAGCGGGTCCACTCCGGTGGAATGCCGGACGGCAAGGCGTCCCGGGGGAACATGTGGACCGTTGGATTGAAGGACGGGTACATCAGGATGGAGTCCTGGGTGAACTCGCCCTCCGCCCGCATGCGAAGCTCGTCTATGCCCAGCGACGACCAGCGGGAGATGTTCTTCTCCTTCTCCTCCGCGTCGATGTGGGCGTTGTCAAGGAACCGGAAGGTGAACTTCTTGATGCGGGGCGGATCTCTCCGCTCCTCCAGTTCCTTGTCGGCCCGCTCACACAGCCCCAGCAGGGCATCGTTCTTGGAATGTGGCATCGCACTCCACAGCATGCGGCCTTTACGGTCAGCAAGACGGGCCTGCATCTCCCCCACCCACGCGGGGTTAGATATATCCTCGTCCAGGTGTACCAAATCGGCCTGAAAACCCTGGGGCGGCTCACCTTCTGAGGAGAAGAAATGAACCGTCCAGCCGTTCGACAGGACGACACGCTGGCAGTAGCCGGCGTTCTTCAGGACCCAGGATGTCTCTTCTACGAACCTGGGCGGGACCAGCGGGGGGGCGGGCTTGGCCTCCGGCTTCCGCTCGGCGTCTGTGACGGGGTTGAAGGCTCGCCACGCTCCAGTCTCTAGGTCCTTGATGATCTTGAACGCCCCGGCCTTGAACAGCATGGGGTAGCAGACCAGGCCAATGTGTGGCCAGTTCCTGCCGATCACCACCAGGTTCCCGCCCTCTGCGGGGTACTTGCCGTACGGGTCCTGGCCCGTCAGGGCCCGGGCGTCCTCTACGAAGGTGCTTAGGCTCTTGCCGGATCGGTTGCCGCCAAGCACCACACGCTCAGACGCCAGACAGGCGTGCATCTCCTCCTGGTGCGGCATCGGCTTGTACAGCCGGAGGGCCTCTATCTTGCGGCTCTTCAGCTCTGCCTGAACCTCCTTCAGGACGTTCAGGCGGTGCTGGGTAATGCCAGGAACAACCGGAGGCTTCGGCTGTTCAGGTATCTTGCGCGGGTGCTTTTTCACGCTTCTCCGGGGCCGGCAGGGCGTTGATCACAGTCGCAGTCTCTAGCAGCCGCTGCCGCAGCTCGTCGTCCAGCTCTTCTTCGGACCAGTGCGACAGGGGTTTCTTGGCCCCGCCCATGGCGGTGTTGTTCGTCACCAGTCGGACCATCGTTTCCAGCATCCTGGTCCGGTGAGCGCCGCCAGGAGGGGAGTCGTAATACTGCTTCATGAACAGGTTGCTGAACCCAGCCACGCCGCCCATGTACTCCAGGATCGTCTCCACCAGCTCGGCTGAGTGGGGGACGTTGCTCCCTCCCAGGCGAGCCACCTGGCAGAAGGCGTCCACCGCGTCGGCTTCGATCCGATCCAGCCGCTCATCCTTGCCCTTTTTCCTTCGCTTCCGCTCCCGCTCGGAGCGGCAGGTCTTGCACATGGCGTGCCGCCGGCCGTCTTCGGCCACATGGAAGGCATGGGCCGGCAGCTCCTTCTGGCACTTGGTGCAGCGTTTGGTGCCGTCCATGCGTCACACTTGCGTCATCCAGACGTTGCCTTCGACGTGCGGGGTGATGCCGGCTTGTCCAGGACCGGGGATTTGAAGTCAACAATCTTGACTCCACTTTCTACGTTCGCCTCCCAGCAGTCTTTCATCTTCTTGGACACGCCCTCGGCCGTAATGACCTGGGGCTTGCCCACGCACTTGGGTTTCCAGTGACCGGCCCAGGCGTCCCAGTTGCAGTAGACCGGGTTGAAGCCCAGCTTCTGCGCGCCCACCAAGGACACGTCCCGGGTCATGGTTACGTCTTCGGTGGACGCCTTCTCAGCGGCGTACATGTCCTTCCACTCGTAATAGAACCATGGCTTGTCTTCCGGGGTCTTGGGCTCAGTGAGTTCAAAGACCCGCATGTCGTACATGATCAGCCCGGTGGGAAGCGCAGCGCACTCCTGGATGCCGGCCATCTTCACGGCCGTGTGCCGGTCGTACATCTCCAGCTGGAAGTCTGGCCCTGGGTTCTGGGACTGGAGGTTGTTCCACCGGAACACATACACGCACTCCACGGGCGGCGGGCCGCAGTAGGGCACCCCGATGACGCACGGCCCCTTGTGGTAGTGGTTGACGAAGAAGTCGAACGACGAGTCGAAGAACGGCTTGGCGTCCGGCTGGCCGGCGAGCATGTCTGGCTTCATGTCGCTGTCCACCATGATGAGACAGTCCACGCCGAACTGACGGGCCTGCATGACTGCCCGGTTGCGAGTCATGGTGATCGGCGTATCCGCCAGGTTCCAGATGCGGATCTGGTCGATCCGGGGATCCTTGGAGGCGTTGGCCACCAGCGGGACCATCCACTCTCGGATGTCGGGGACTTCAGAGGAAATCCCGCCGTTGCCGCCGTAAGAGAACGTAACGATGCCGACGTTAAACTTCTGCTGCATGTGTCACCTTGGGGGGGGAGGTGGACAAAAGTATATACAAACGGCCGCTGCGTGCCACCCGTTTAGCCGACTGGGCGATAAGACCCGTCCGGCCCGCGGGCCCACTTCATGCCGGCCATGGATTTCGGCAGGGCGGCGTTCGGAGGGGTCTTGGTCGCTGTCGCTCGCATGTTGGCGTTCCTGGCCCGGGCCCGGTCGGCAATCGGGCTGCCCGACGCAGTCCAGGTGTCGCCCATGCCCCTGGACTCCATCTGCTCGGCCACCATGGCCTGGTAGACCCGCTGGTGCGCCGGAGACAGGGGCTTGGTCTGCGTGTTCGTCGTCGCCCTAATCCGGTTCCACTGGTCGGTGGCTGACGGAGCCTTGGGCTTGGCGGCCTCCATCTCCTGCTTGGCCCGCCTGTCCAGCGATGCAGACCTCGCCTGGTCCAGGTACGCCGTCTGCTTTTGTTCCAGCCCCCGCATGGTTGCGGCCTGGTCCTGCATGGGCATTTCACGGTTCACCCAAGCAGCGGCGTCGGCCGGCGACATTCCATAGTCCCGCTGGAGGGCCTGGGAGGCTTGGGCGCGCTCGGTCATGCGGCTCTTTATCTGCTCCATGGCATCGCCAATGTCCTGCCGGCGTTGCTGGGCGCCGGGAGCCGTGGACCGATCCAAGCCCTGCGCCATGCCAGCCAGATCCTGGTAATGAGACACTGCCCCACGGATATCCGCAGGCAGGCCAGCCAGTGCTTCCGGCCGGACCAGCGTCCCGCCTTGGCTGTTGTTAATCAGCCCCAGCATCAGCTCGTCCGTGGACGCTCCAGGCTGGAGGCTGGCACGGCGGTACAGGTCGTTCACGGCCTCCTTCTGCTTGATCTCCGTCTGCTGCTGGCGGAACTGCTCGGCAGTCGGCGGGGCGACGGGCATCGGGCGGCCGCCGGGCGTGTACGGAGTGGACGAGCCGTAGGGGTCTTGGGCGGGCTGGGCCTGGCCGGGGTAGGTAAATCCGCCGCGTGCGTCTGGAACCTCTGGCTTCCCGCCGGCCATCCGTACGTCCGGCATGCCGGGGCCAGACTGGTAGTAGTCCACTACTCCGTCGCTGTCCGCGTCCAGCATGTCCCGGGGAACAATCGCACCCTCTGCAAGCCCGAGCCCGTACCGCCCATGAGGTTGCGGCCTTTGAATCAGGTCGCGGATGTTGCCGCCCGGGTCTTGGGGCTGCTGGGCAAACGGATTCTGCCAGCCCTGCTGGAGCATCTCCATGCCCTGGTTGTAGGCCATCTGTGGGTTCAGGGATCCGAACTGCCCCTGGCCCATCATGCCCTGGCGTTGCTGGTTCAGCGCCAGCGCCATGGCCCCTGTCTGGGCCATCATGGCGTTGGGGTCGGTGTACTGGTTGCCCATCCAGTCCGTGCCGCCAGCAAACTGGAAGGAGGGCATCTGCTGCTGGAAGACGGGAGACTGAGCCGGCTGGCTGGGCGCCTGGGCCTGCTGGGTAGCAGGGCTGTAGGCTTGGTACGGTGCGGGGCTATTCGTAGCGCTCGGCCCGGCTGGCGTTGCGGGGCGGCCCTGGCCTGCGGGCTGGCTGTAGAAGGAGTGCATCTGCCCGCCCTGGACGTTGGGCGTGTTGCTCACGGGCTGCTCGTATGCCGTGGAGTTGGCGTAGGGGCTCTGCTGAGACTGGGCCCGGCCAGGGTTGGTGCCCTGAACGATGGCCCCGCCGGCTGCTCGCCTAGTGCCATCGTAGGGGCCGGTGATGCCCCCAGCGTTGCGAGTCCTGCCTGCCTGGCTGATAGGCTTCGGCTTCCATGCATTCAGGTCCATGCCGTGTGGGGAAATCATCGATCCTCCTCAGTCACTGCGTCCGTCCCCACCCCCATGCCGTAGATCATCCGCAGGCGGGCCATGTCCTCCATCTCGCTGCCTCGCACCAGGGCGATCAGCTCTCGGAGGTAGTCCAGGTTCTGGATTGCGGAGTCGTCCATAATAGAAAAGCCTCTGACCCGGTTGCCCAGGTCAGAGGCCTCCCCCTAGCCCCCGAAAGGGCACGTATCAAGTTCCAACCAGGCCGTAGTTCTGGAGGGCTACCTTCAGCGTGGCAAAGTCCGTCACGGCCGCACTGGTGGCCCGGGTCGAACCCGTGCCGCCAAAGAACGCCACCGTGCCGCCCGACACGCCCAGGCGGAGCGAGGTCGGCGCTACCGTCAGCGCGGTGGCATTGCCGGTGGTGTGGCGAATCACCGCCCCCACCTCGTCGCCGGCCTGCTGGTCAGCCAGGCCGATGACGATTTTCCGCAAGAGATTGGCTTCGTCGCTCATGCTTAACTCCGGACGAGGTTAACTACCGCCAGGACGTTCTGGCCCGTAGTGCCGGCCGAGAGCGCCCGGCCGATGTAGCCAGCCTGGAGGAACGTGGCCGCAGCCGTCTGGGCCTGGCCAGCGGTGGTGCTGTGGGTGCTGGCCGCCGCCGTGAGGGCGACAAGCGAGGTATCCACCGCAGCCTCCTGGGCAGGGCCCAGCTTGACCTCAGTCGGGCCGTTGACCGTGACCCAGAACACATCGTTGTTGGCCACGCCCGATGCCGGGATATGCTCGTCCACCACGCCGGCCGACGCGGCGTCCGTGAGACGGGTGTAGCCGTCCACCTCTGAGAGCGAGCCGCTCTTAAACGTCACCACCCGCTTGGGCAGGAGGGTGACGCCAGAGACGTTCCGCACGGCGATGCAGGTCTTGACCCGATTCGACCGGATCTTGCCCGTAACGGGATTCACGTCAGGAAACTGCTTCACCACGCCCACCCAGCCGACGCCGTCCGCAGTGGACGACACGCCAAGGGTCTGGCCAAGAGCGAAGGGAGGATCTACGTTCAGTGACATTCAGGCTGCTCCTATGGTCAGGCGAGGTTGACCCACTTGATAAAGTTACGAGGCGACTTGAACTTCAGGTTGCCAAGAGTGGACACACAGTAACGATAAGACTGCGTAGTCTCGTCGTAGAACGGTCCCTCACTGTTGTACATCTGTCCCTCCATGTTCAGGAGTTCGATGTTCCCAACCGCAAGGCCGTACGCACAGTTGGCCGGCACGGCGTACTCCGTGCCCAGCTCCACGCCGTCCAGCTGCACGGTGTTGAAGCCGTAGCTCTTCAGGCTGTTCTCGCTGGAGATCGTCACCCGCTCCTTGGCGTCCTGGGCGTTCAGGAAGTCGATGTACAACTTCCGGTCCATGACCACCAGATCGACGGCGTCTTCCTTGGTGTCATTCCGCTTGGCAAAATGGAGGCCCTCACGGAGAGCCTTCACGCAGTTGGCAGCCCAGCTACTGCCGCCGAAGTACGTGCTGGTGTAGTTCACCACCAGCGGGCTGTAGAAGTCATACTCGCTGTCAGCCTTGCCGGCGGGCCAGACGCCCTCCAGCTGCGAGCCGCCGTAGAAGCCCAGCCCCGTGTTAAGCGAGGCGTAGCTGTCAGACGGCGAGCCGAACGGGTCCGCCGCGTTGGCCGACCGCTGGGCACCCGTGGCCACGTTCAGCGTGCCGTTGGTGCCGAAAAAACTCTCCAGGCCGTGGTATCTCAGCTCATTACCGGCGGCCGACCCGTCGATGTAGATCTCATTGGCCAGGTACTGTTCGATGCTGGTGAGCAGCCGGCTGCTCATCTTGCCAGCCACGTTCACCAGGGCGTTGGTGCCCCGGTTCTCCAGAAGCTCCTTGCGGAAGATGGCGTCCGTGGCCTGGTAGCCCCGGTACTCCAGCTCCGCCTTCTTCCAGAGGTTCTGACGGCTGAAGGAACGCGGAGTTTCTCCGTTGTTCCCCTGCGGCTGATGCAGGCGGTACGACACCTCCCAGTCGAAGCCGCGGCCGGACATGTTCATCCGGATGTTGCCACGGCTTTCGATGGCGGCGAACACCATGTACTTGCGAAGGGACGCAATCTCCTCCTCACGCAGGTGGTTAACCAGCGTAGTGGCGATAGAACGAGCGAAGTCGGTCGTACTCGGCATTTCTTACTCCTAGATCAGGCCGTCTTTCACAAGCTGGCTCTTGAGGCGCTCTTCCAAGGTCATCTTCGGCCGCGGAGCCCGCGGCTCCGATGCCCCGCCGCTCCTGCTGGGCGTGCGAGTGGCACGCTCCCTCAGGAACTGCATGTTCGATTGTGCTACCGGCTCTGCTGGCGGAGGCGCCATCTCCTGGGGAGGAGGAGGCTGCTGCATGCTTGCCATCATCTGCTGGTAGCGAAGGTTCAGCAGGTCCCGCTCCAGCATGCTGGTGGCGTACTGCCACCGGGCATCGGGAGACGAGATCCCTGACTTCGCCGCTTGATCGATGTAGCCCTGGATCGCCCGGCCCTCCGGACTGACCTGGCCTCGTTGGTCGTAGAGCCAGTCAGCGTTCTGCTGCTCCAGGCTCTGGACGTAGTTTTGTGCGGTGTATTGGCCAAGGTGCTGTTGAACCAGCTCCTGGGCCTTCTGCATGGCCACCTGTTCGACAAATGGCTTGAGCGTGTCTTCGGGGTTGGTGACGAATCGCTTGGCGAAGTCGGCCGTGTAGGTCTGGTACTCCTGGAGCGCCATCTTGGCTTCCAGCGGAGCGTTGGCGTCGATGACCTCTTTGCCCGTCTGCGGGTCGCGGATGATGTAGTTCCGCCAGGTGTCCTTGACCTGGGGCGGGTTCCACCACTTCGGCGGCTCGGCGGCCTTCTGCTGCTGAGCCTGCTGAGCGTTCACCCATTCCTGGTAACGCTGCCGGTTCTGCATGTACTCCATCGTCGCCGGCATCGTTTCCTGATACTGGCGGAGCTGGCTCTGGGCCTGCTGGTAGCCCTGCATCGACTGATACAGCGTGCGGGCGATGGACACGTCGTCGGCGCCCTGAAACTCAGGGAGCGCCTTGAAGGCGTCGTACACACTACCGGCGGGGGCCGGCGTGTGCTGCGGTGTCGGATTGTCAAAGGACTGGGAAGGAACCTCAGGTGCCGGCATCTCCGGCGAGTCAACCTGCTGGATCTCTTCGCTCATGTCTTTCCTTTCAGGCTAGGGGGGGTTGCCTGTGGAAAGAATGCCCGGAATGCCTGGGGCGTAATCCGATTTTCACTGAGCCATGCGAGCGATGCCCTGCACGTCGCCCATGTCTCGCAGGCGGTTGAGCATCTGCATGGCCTCGGTGGTGCCGCCCACGTCCGGGTGGTGACGCCGCGCCGCAGACTTATATGCGGCGTTCAGTACGTCCGGATCGACCAGCTGGCGGATTCGCTCTCCGGCCGGCAAGGCTCGCTTGGGCATGACGCCCCGGTAAAACAAGAACGGCAGCTGGCCGGCCACTTCAATAGGCAAGGCCATCGAACCGGCATCAGGCCGCCAGTCCTGCTCGGACCCGGGGCCGCCGCGGTGGAACACCGGACTGACAAGGTTGGGGATTCCGTAAACAAAGTCCTTGAAGGCAGATCCGCCCTGCCCGCGCGCCATGTCCCGCCCGAAAGCGAGGTAGTTGTCAGAGAACCGCGACAGGCCGCCATACACTGCGCTAGTGGCGCGGTTCATCGGGTCAGTGATCAGCTGCTCGGGCGAGAGCTTCTCCATTTCCGGCGAATAACCGTCCGGCACGTACTCATAGGGTGACTCCAGCATCTTGCGGATGGCCGGATTTTCCTGAAAGTACCTGTCTTCCACCATGGCGTCCGCCAGGATGTCCTTCCCGGGGCCGTAGTAGTTGTCAATCGCCAGGGGGCTGCCGGATGGGTGCCGCTGAGTGTGAGGTCGAATCTTGTCCAGGATGTACATCTGGCGGGCGTTAGCCAGCCTATCGTCGCCCGACCGCGGCACGGCGGTCAGTAGGCTGGGGTTGGCGTACGCCCACTGAAAACCTGACAGCTCCGGCACCCGCACCTTCTCCGCGCCGGCCATGGCAGAGGCCAGGAGGTTTTGGGGGTGGTCTTCGACGCCTTGCTCCAGAGACTTCTCTGCAAACTCCACAGCCCCGGCTTCAGGGCTGCCGTAGTATGCCTGCGAGTCCGCCCGGGCTACCGCCGCGTCCTGGCCGGGGAGCAGCGGGCCGTAGGGAAGACCAAGGCCCTCCCGCAGCTGCCACTCAGGCTGGCGGATCTTAGCCAGTGCGAGGCGGGCCTGCCGAAGCCGCTCGGCCCGGGACGCCAGCTCCTGGTCTGGGCCAAACTCCTCAGCCATCAGCGCCCCCCAGCTTGGCGAACACGCTCCAGCATGGCATCAATCTCCATCCGCTTCATGTCCTTCTCATGCTGCATGCGGCGGGCCTCCCGGGCCTGGGCGACCCGGGACTGCATCTCCCGGGAGATCACGTCGTTTACCTGCCCAATGGCCGCAGAGTGGGCGTTCATGCCCGGCGCCATCATGGCGTTGGCAAAGTTGATGAACGGCATCGGCCCCTGCGCGCCAGGCATAGCGGCGGGACGAACCGCAGTCTGGCCGCGGTTGATCCGCTGCTGCCGCTGGCGTTCCTCCGCCTCCCGCTCTCGCTCTTCGGCGGCGGCGTCAGGGAACAGTTGACCTAAAATGTCCATGGCAGTCTCCTTGCGTCTTAGTGCCCTTCTTCCTCGCCCGGCGAATCGCAAGGCGGATCAATGTCTTCCCTGCCAAGGAGAGGTAAGGCAACTTTCGCTTCTTCGCCTCCTCCGCCATCCAACCGTCGATCTCGTCAATGTGTTCCTCGCACCAGTCGCAGCCCTTCTGGTCCATGACCTGGGCTCGCTTGTTACAGGAGCAGTTGGGCTTGGCGACGATGCCGATGGTTTTCAGGAGGGCCTTGAGTTCTGTGCCTGGACCGGGAGGCGGGCCGCCGTACTTTTTCCGCAGCCGGTCATACTCAGGCCGGGGGATGAAGACATGCGAGTCCGTGGAGCGAGTAACGCACTGCATCACCTCGGCCTCATAGCCCGGGATCTGCTCGCCTCGCTTGGCAATCGCCGCCCGGGACACCATGGCGTGACTCATGGAGGCGGTTCCTCGGCCTGGCATTCGTAGTAGTCAACATCCACCTCCACACACTCGCAGCCTTCACAGCAAGACCCGGGGTAGTCGGGGTCGCAAACGCCGCTACAGGTGCGCTCCGGATTGCAGTCGCCAGATACCCCCAGCGAGTTCAGGTCCAGGGACCAGTCGCCGCCCGGGGAAATACCTTCCCACCACGCCTGGTCGTCGCACTCACCCTGCTGCTCCGTGTCGCAGGTCTTGCAGATGCGCTTGCCAAGCTCACTGAGCCCAGATTGCTGAAAGCCCGATGGGCACGCATCCCCAACGCCGTCGCCACCCCAAATGACTTGGGCAGAGTAGTGGCAATATCCCGTGGCGCACTCCCCGTCGCAGCACTGTTCGCCCGCCGGGCAGTCGCCATTGTTCTCGCACGGGGTCGGACAAGGGTCAGACTGACAAGTCCCATCACAGCAGTTGGGCCGCTCCTCTGGGCAGTAGCCTACCGCAGACACGCCGTCGCACTTCTCGCACAGGGAGGGGTTAGCTGGAGGGTCGCAGGGGCACTCATCCGAATCCTCGCCCTCGCAAGTCGTCCCTACGCCCTGGAACAGACCGCCTGCGTCTTCACAGTCGGCGCATGTCTCTTCGGTACACACGCCTCCATTGCAGCATGCACCCGTCGTTGTGCAGCAGCGACAACAGCCCATTAGCAATCCCAGGCACGCCTGGCCTTCCGGAGTCGGCTGTTAGGGTCCTTGGCGGCCTTTGGCCACATCTTCATCTGGCCGGCACTGCGGGCACAGTACGAGTCCCGGCGAGGACCACCTTCGGGCTGGGGTGGTTTCAGGTTGCCGCCAGTCTCACGGTTGTAAGACGCACGGCCCTTAGCGTTCAGGCCGCCATCAGGATCCTGGCCCTCGCTGCGAGTCCAGGCAGGAGAGCGGAGGCGGCGGATGTTATCCTCACTTGCCACTCAGCTTCCTCCACTGCTTCTTGTCGGGATAGTCCTTGTCGCCGGGCTTGGCAGGAGCCTCCCCCCGCTCACGCTTGGCGTGGATGTTCGCCCACAGCCCCGGGCGGAGCTTGCGGATGTTGTTCTCGCTGCTCATGTGTCGCTCGGACTGGATCGCTTCTTGGCGGGCCGCTGGCCGCGGGCCCAGATGTAGCCGCGGTTGCCGATGTTTAGCTCGGCAGTCTTGCCGGGCACAAAGCGTGACTGCCCCTTGCGGCGTTCGGCCCAGTCCTTCATCTCACGCTCATGCTCTTCCAGCTCTTCAAAGACGTTCTTCTCCGGCTGGCGGAGGCGGCGAATGTTGTCTTCAGTCGCCATACAAGTCACCCTCCCAGTCCATCCATTCGATTTGGTCGAACATCAGTCCAGCCCCACGCTGCGGCCGGCAGGTTTCTTGCCCTCCTTGCGGACGTACGGAGTCGGGCGATTACCTTGCGGAGGCTGCTTCCGCTCCGGCCGCATGTACTGCGAGGGGCGGGGCGGCGTGCGGTACATGAGGTCGCTCATGCCGTTGCCCATGTAACTAGCCGCCGCCGCAGCTTCGGCCTCGTCCATGTCGGCCCGGTATTCCTCAGGGGTAACGCCGTGGGCGTTGGGAATGCCCGTGGGACCCTGGTAGTCCTCATAGCGCGACCCGCCTTGCAGCTGCGCTCGCAGCATGGCGTTCTCTTCCATCAGCTGGCGAATGCGATCTTCCGGATTCATGGCGTTCTCCTTAGTGGTTATTGCCCTGCTACTCTTCGCTCATAGCCGGCAACGCCATAGGGGCTAGCAGGCCGTACTTGCGGCGGATGCGAATGCGATCCTCTGTGCCGGGGAACATCACGTAGTTGCGGGTGCCTTCGCCTGCGGAGCGGGAGCCCTGGTCCAGGTAGCGGATGCCGGGGACGCCTCCTTGCAGCAGTGCCGCGGAGGCGGCCGGCTGGTCATGGGTGACGTGATAGCCGCCTGCAATGCGCGGGTTGGCAGCAGCCATGTCACCGGCCATCCGCATGTAGGCGTTCTTCCCGACCCACCCTTCCTGGCCCAGCGAGAACCAGGAAGGCGCCTCCACGTATTTGCCCAGGGCATCCTGGACGACTGGGGACTGGCTCTGCGCCGGAAGGTCCAGGTCCAGCAGCTGGCCTTCCGGAGCGTCGATCTCCACTTCGTACATGTGGCCCGGCTGCGATCCCAAGCGAATGTCGCGTGAAGCGAGTTCTTGGAGCGCCATCAGGTCTTGGGCCGCCCTGGCTGCTGGGGCATCTGCTGCGTATCGCCTTGCGTTTGCCAGCACGGCGTCAACACTGTCTGCGTCATAGGCGCCAGCCAGCAAGGCCCGAAGGGCGTTGGCCTGCGGAGATCTAACAGGTGCTTCAGTCGAAGACCATCCAAGCTGCCCTCCGCCTTCAAGGTCTTCCAGGGCATCGCTAGCGCTCCTGCCGTCGATTAGGACATCTCTTCGGCCGCTGAGTATGTTGCGGTACGTCCTTGCCGTATCCTCTGCCCCAGCAAAATACAGCCCATGACCAAACGCCTGCTGGCCCTCACCCGTCCCAATCTTGGACGCATCAAACCGGGAGAAGCTGTGCGGGCTACCGTGGTAGGCGATGATCTTGGGCGACGACTGCCTGGCCAGGCGAGGCAGGAGACTGGGGCGAAGCGGACCACCCATTACTGCGGCCTCACTAACAGGGCCCGGATCGCATCTTCCGTAGTGGGGTAACGCTCCCTGGCCCGGCGGTACTCCACGCCCTTGTCCGGGCGAAGCCAGCCATCAATCACGGCCATGCTGCCGGCCGGCATGATGCCCAGGTTGTGCGGCTTGGCGTCGTCCCAGTGAAACCCCTGGCGGGCCATTACGTCGTACAGCGTGTCCGCCCGGTCACGCCACATCCGGTAGTTGTTGGGGTCCGCCGCCATCATGGCCGGAGACGCCACCTCGGACGCGCGGGGTTGAACGCCAATCCGGAACGGCCCCGCACGGTCGGCGTAGACATACGGCGCCACTCCGGGGATGTCTGGGAGGTGGTAGGGCCCGGCGTTGAATGGGTCCGCCGAGATCTTGACGACATGGTCGCCAGACCCAAAGACCGCCGCCTCGCCACCCGCGCCTATCGGCTCGCCCAGCGGGAACCCCTGGCGGGCCAGGATTGCGTCCACCGCCTCTAGCGCCCGTGAGGCCTGGGGCTTCATGAGCAGGCTCGCCGCCAACGCACCGCCAGGGGCCGCGCTATGCATCCGGGCCAACGCTTGAATCGAAGCCTCTGCCGCGGAGCCGGGCGGGCTGGTGAGCGCCTTGCCCAACTGCTGCGCGTAGCTAAGCCTGATCGGTGTCCCCATACAGGCTAATGCCCAGCGGGCACCAGCCTGAATACGGTGCCCGGGACCAGGCCGACTAGACCTGCGTCTGCATCTGCTCGTCTGGACGGTAGAGGTACTGCCGGCCCCTGATCACGTCGTCCATGACCTTCTGCGGATCCTCTTCCAGCTGATCGGCACGCTTGAACAGCCGTCGCTCCATCCAGTGAAGGAATGAAGGCTCGCCAAGGCTGTCCATCCCAGGAGACTTGGCGCCGCGTTGAATCCAGATCGCCGGCTGGGCCTGGGAGATCGGCACATCACCGGCCGCCTCCAGGATCGCCTGGCGGGCGGGCGAGTAGGCCCGGGATTCAAACGGCAAGCCTAGCCAGCGGTGCTTCCACGTATCCATGGCCGCCGCGTCAGGGTCACCGATCTTCTGGTTGTAGTAGTCGCCTAGCTTGTAGCGAGCCTTGGCCCCAGTCTCGTTGGGGAACTGCAACGAACCCCCTCCAAGGAACCGGCTGGCCTGGTACATGTCCTGTCCCTGGGCAAACCCTCCATAGCCAGGCGGAATGACCCCAGCCTCACGGGCCGCGCGGACACGGTTGATCGCCGCGTCGTAGCTATCCGCCTCAGGCAGCTGGCCCTGCCGCTGAAGCATGTAGAGCAGGGATCCCTTCTTGATCTCCTGCTCCACCGGGGTGGCGTTACTGGAGGCCGACATGAGCCCCATCATCCGGCGGAACTCCCGCTCGCCCCGTAGCCGGCCCAGCACACTCTGGAACCGATCCTGGAGAGGACCAGTGAAGTACCACTGACCGTACCCAGCCTCCAGGCCATCCTCCATGTCCTTGCGAAGCGACGGCAGAACAGACTCCATCGCTTCGATCTCGTCCGGATACACCGACCCTGGACTGCGGACACGCGGCGTGAACTTCACCCCAGCGGCCGGATACAGCTCGTCGCCCAGGATCGACAGGGGACGCATGGGCGGAAGAGGCCTCGCCTGCCCCAGCATCTCCAGCGGAGCGGCCACGGCGCCGCGTGGCTTCAAGATGCGTGTGCCAGACGCAACCAGTCGATCAGCGAGTCCGCCCATGGTGGTCAGTGCCCAGCGAGCGACCACGCAAAACCCGGGGGGGCGGGAAACTCCGGGAGCGGACCCGGTCACGGGGATCCCGGAGGTGGCGGCGCTCCAGAACCCGGAAGGGACCCGCGGAGCCCATCGGCCGCAGCCAGGAACGCGGCCTGGAAAACATCCTCTGGCCAGTCCCGCTTGGCCAGGTTCAGGATGAGGAGGATGACCCGGCAGTTGTCAGCGGTGTAAAACTTGCTGCTGTCGATCCGGTCCAGGGATGGCATGTACGGAGACTTCCGCTCCAGAACGAACGGCACGCCCGTTAGCTCGCACTTGCCTGCCCGTATCCGCCTGGCGATCCACTCGGTGGATAGGCCAAACGGCCACTTCTCACGGCGGGAGCGGGCCCTGGACGACCCGCACATCCCGGCCGCCACGGCCCAGCAGCGGCTCTCATGCGTGTCTGCCTTGTAGTTGCCCCAGCCTCCAGGCTTCCGCCGGCCGGACTTCTTGTACTCCTTTTGGTACTCCCGGAAGTAGTCCTTGTTCTTCTGGTAGTAGTCGCGGCCGTACGCATTTCGCCGCGGATCCTCCCGCCGCTTCCGAAGGTCGTCTTCGTACGCCATGCCCATGGTGGCCAAGCGTACAGCGGACGGCGGTTAAGCGGTCACGCAAAACCCGGAGTTTTCAAAAAATCGGCGCGGCGGATTGACTAAACTATTGCCTTGGCTCCGGGGGGGTAGGGGCCCCGCCGGAGCCGCGAGCGAAGCGAGTGCCGCCGCCGCGTGTCGGGCCGCCGGTCACGGTAGGCTTCCGGTCCCCTCCGGCGATACGGTCGCGGGCCATGGCCTGGCCGGGTCGCCGGAAGCCGCAAGCCTCGGCCGTGCCTTGGGTTACGCGTTCGGCGGCGGTTCGTATGCTGGCACCCCCCCTGGCCGGGTGCGTCGGCCTGGTGCCGGGCGAGCCGGGCCGGGCCGCGACCGCGGCGGCGGGGTGCGCTGTGGTGCATCGCCCCCCCTGGTTGTTCGGTAGCCGCCGGGGCGGGCCTCCATCTGGCCACGGTCCCCGGCGGCGTAGGGAAGGCGCGGGCCTCCCCTCATCCCCTGACGCTAGCGGCGGCTGCCTGCCGGGATCCTTCCCGGTGTCGTATAGCCGCGTTGGCGTTGCCTACTGGCATCCCCTGCGGGCCGGGCTGATCAGGCGCGGCCGTTCGGGTGTGGGGTGTACGGTGGCGGCCCCGGGTTTCCCCGGGGCCGGTCGGCCTGGATCACCCCTCCCGGCTGGGGCCGCGGTTGGTCGCGGGTTCAGTCGGCCCCGGCCGCGCTCCCCGTGTCGGGTCTGCGGCGGCCGGGGCGTGGCGATCAGCGGACCGGCGGCAAGCCTGCCACGCGCCGCCAGTCATTCAGGCACCGCAGCCGGGCCGCGGCGCGGCTGGCCGGGTTCGGGTCGGTACTGCCTACGCTGCCGTGGTCCCCTCGCCCCGGCGGCGTGTAGCCTGGTCCACACTGCGGTACGCTTGGGCTGGCCTTGGCGGCGTCTTCGTCATCAAGCGGCCCCCACCCCGCCGCCACAAGGGCGAGCGCGGCGGGCGTCATGCCTCTGGCCCTGGCCCGTTGGGCGAATCGGGGCATACGCTCGGCAAGCGATTCCCCGGCCTCGGCCATGGTGGCCGGGTTGGTGCTGGTCGGCGCCTTCCCTGGGGCCACGTCGAACACGTGTTCCGGCTGCGACTCATCAAGCCCCGTCCGGCCTACCGGGCGGGCGTATGTCTGGGCCTGGGGCTGCGTCTCACGGAGTAGCCGGCCGATCCCGTACTTGGCCACTAGTCGTTTCATGCCTACTGCGGCGGCGGTGGGGCTAACCGGGCACACCTTCCGGTGTTTCTTGGTCATGGCCTTAAACGTCCACTGCTGTACGGAATCGTCGGCGTCCGGTCCGTAGATGCCGTGGCGGCTGAGGACCCCGCGGAGGATCCGCTGGGCTGCGGTCCACTGGTCGGCGGTGGCGTGGGGAAAGTTCATTGGTATCGTCTCCTGTTGGTTACCACGGTGTCGGCCGTGGTTCTGTGATTGTAATCGGCTCGGGCGGGGGTTGCAAGTTAGTATTTCGTTAGTCTCGCCGGAATCTTTTTGTGACTATGGGTGTTCCATGGTCGGGCGTGATCCTCACGTGTAACTGAGTGCCGCGGCGGCGGCTGATCCGCTGCCAGTGTGCATCCATGATCTGGAGCGTGGCGGCCATGGTTGGCAGTCGGTGCTGGTGGTAGTCGGTCACAATGCGGCCTTGTGGGCCGTGGTAGTCGGCTGATAGTTCCAGGGTGTAGGCCATGGGTGGGGATCCTGTGGGGTGGTGCGGCCGGGCCGCCGGGGCTGCGGAGTTGCAGCCCCGGCGGCGGCTGCGGTGGGTCACTCGGCCGGGATGAAAGCCGTCATTCCGACCTTCACCACCTTCCCGTTCACGGTGATAGGCGTGGCTGCGTTGCCGCCCGTGGTGGCGACAATCAACGTCTTGCCGCTACTCTTGGACGGGGGCGGGTTCGGGTTGACCGGGAGCCGGACGACGATGTAGGCGGGCGTGGTCTTGGTGCCGGGGACGAGTTCAAAGGTGGCGGACATGGTGGCGTTCCCTGTTGGTGCCCCGGATCGGCGGGGCGGCCGGTCGGCCGTTCGTTCGGCCGACATCTAGACTCCCGCGCCGCCGCCGGAAAAATCTTCCGGGCCGCCGCGTTTTTTTTGGGCGAGCGGCGCGGGACTATTTAAGGCGGCCGAATCGTCGGCGCCGCCGCGGCCGTTTTCGGCCGTTTTCCCCGCGTTTTCCGCAGTTTTCCGGCCCGGCAGTGTACCAGCGTACACTGCCGGGCCACGGTCAGCCCCCCCACGGTTTCCGTGGGTGATGCGGACAGCGATGCGGGCAAGTGTGATGCGGACAGCCAACAGGAGTTAGCCATGTCATACAAGATCGCCCAGATCATCCAGGACGGTGACAGCAATACGAAGATCAGCCACCACGGAGAGGAATACAAGGTCTATACGATCTCCCTGGCCTCCTCTGACAGTGCTGGTGTCAATACCTGCCCACGGGCCCTGAGAAGGTCTGTGATGCAGCAGATGCTGGATGAGGGCAAGGATGTCTATGAGATTGGACAGTGGGCCAACCGCAGGGGATTGTCCATGTGTTCTGGCCCCTGTGTCACCTGGGAGGCAGGGCATGGTCAGTCTGACTTTGTGCGTGCGGCCCGGATCAACCTGACACGGTGGCTCAGTGAGAACCCCCGGTCATTCGGTGCCTACCTGCGGCGTGAGATGGACAGGATCACCCGCAATGCCAGCGACTACATCATCGCAGCCCGTGCCAACGTGGACTCCGATGTCAACTGGCAGAAGCTGTTCCCGTGGATGTTTGACTATGGCTGGCGGTTCTGGGACTACACCAAATGCTCTGAGCGTCTGGGTTCTGTTCCGGCTAACTACCACCTGACATACAGTTACAACGACGGCACCCAGGCCAAGGACTGGGAGCGTGTCTACCGCACCGGATCGAACATCGCCGTGGTGTTCGACACCGTGTGGAACCCGTGGGGCAGTGAGTTCGGCTACCTGCCTGCCACCTGGACTGACCCCAACGGGAAGGTCTGGCGAGTGGTGGACGGTGATCGGCTGGACCTGCGGTTCACTGACCCTGTGGATGTGTGCGTGGGCCTGCGACTGAAGGCGTCCGGCGACAAGCGTGAGGATGCCTGCGAATCGGAGTTTGCGGTGCCGACCGGCATCGACCTGGTGGGGAGCGTACACCCCGCCGAGGCTGAACCTGAGTTTTACCTGGCAGCGTGAGGTGTGAGATGGGTACACGTAGCGGAATCGGTCTGGTGGAGCGGGACGAGAACGGCAAGGTCGCCCGGGTGCGTGGCATTTACTGCCACTGGGATGGCTACTTGGAACACAACGGTGTGATCCTGGCGGGCAGTTACACCACGCCGGAGAAGATCAACGCCCTGCTGGACCTGGGCGACATCTCTGGGCTGGGCAATGAAGTCGGCCAGAAGCATGACTTCTCAGACATGCGAGAAGACTCGCCGCAGAAAGTGAATGGCTGGACCACGGCGTACGGCCGGGACAGGGGGGATACTGGCACGGAGACTAAGACCTTCGTCGGCCCCAAGGCCATGTCTCTGTTCCGCAGTCATTTCCGGGAGTGCTGGGCGGAGTACTTCTACCTGTTCGACAAGGGTAAGTGGTACTGGTGCCGGCGGGATAGCGGGCGTTGGTTGGTGCTTGGGAACAGTCTCACAACGGTGGAGGTTTGACACATGGACTTTGACTACATGCAGACCCTGACCATCCAGCCTCCCTATGAGGTGCGGTTCATCAAGGAGTGCGAGCGGAACTATGTCAGCCAGTGCTGGCATGCGTCCCGTGCCTACGGGCAGCACCGCAGTGAGCGGCTGGCCTATGTGGTGCGGCAGTTTGTTCGGAAGTACCCCCAGTACGAGGGCCGCAGTGCTGGGGTCTACAAGGATGTGTGCGGCATCCTGGAGTGTGTGTGATGTTGCGATCTGAGCAAGCAAAGGCCGACCTGGAGGCTGGCCGGGCAGTGGTTTACCTCAGCGACGGCGAAACGTGGTGTGAAGTCGCTGACTGTGAAGTTCGCTTTCACTCCGAGGAGGAGGAGTGGGAGTGGGGCGACGGGCCAAAGGGCTGGGTCCGCGTGCCGCTGGAAACCCTCATTCGACACTACCTGGAGAACTCCGATGCACATGCCTAAAGCAATCGCCGCCCTGCCCAAGTGGGCTGACACTGAAGCCAGCCGCTACCAGCTGGAGTGCGTCCGCATCAAGGCGGATGGGCGTCTGGTATTTGCCGAGGCCACGGACGGGCGGCGACTGTGCCGCCTGACCTGGCCCTGCACGGGCGTGGAGGGTGAGTACTTCCTGGAGCGGAAGGTCTTATCCAAAGCCCTGAAGACTGTCGGCCTGAGCGACGGCGGCTACTCTGCCGGCCTGAATGGTGCGGTCACCCTGTACGGCAGGAATGCCGGGCAGACCATCACCAAGGAAGCGGTGGAGCGGTGGCCCAAGACTGAGGACGTGCTGTATCCGCCGTCCGGGCAGGAGCAGGACACCATCGACACCGCTGCGCTGCGGGACCGCGCCCGGGCGGTCATCAAGGCCGACCCCAAGGCCAAGCCGCCGGCGATGGACCTAAAGGTTGGCCCGGTCACTGTCCGGCTGGATGCCAAGTATGTCCGGGACATGGCCGAGACTGCGCTCCAGTGTGGCTACGACGAGGTGCGAGTCCAGGCCAAGGATAAGCAGAGTGCCGTGTATTTCTGGTGCCACAACACCGTTGGTTTTGAGTCCGTGATCATGCCCCTTGCCGACGACTGAGGAGGAACCCTGATGATTCGCTATCTGAAGAACCGTTTCCACGCCTACATCCAGGGCATCATTGCCGAGAAGGTGGATGCCATCGCTGCCCTGGCAGCCTTGCGTGTGCCAGAGCCTGACATCCTGGACCTGGCCAGCAAGGTGCAGTTGCAGATGGACATCGACCCCATTGCCGAGCGGGTGGTGGATCTGGTGAAGACCGGCCACACCGTGGATTACGAGAGCCTGGCCGAGGCCGTCAGCATCGAAGAACTGGCCCAGCAGTTCGACGTTGCCGACATCGCCGGAGAGGTGGATCACAGTGAGATCGCCAGTGCGTTGGACTGGTCCGACATTGCTGGCGAGATCAGCGTGTCCGACCTGGCCGGTGAGCTGGATCTGGAGGCCATCGCCGGGCATATCGACATGGATTCGGTGGCCGAGAACATCGACTACCGGAAACTGGCCGTCGCCCTGCTGCATGCAGTGAAGTCAGGCGCCCTCTGAGCGAACGGCTTGCTGTGCCGTGAGGCAGGTTGATAGAATCTGAGTGACTGTGGGTGGGCCTTCGGGCCCGCTCCTGTTGGGGCCCCGGCAGGGAAAAACGTCTAAGTACCTGCCGGGGTTTTTTATTTGTCTTCCCCATACCTGTACGGATGCACACCATGAAGACCATCGTCCATGTGAACCAGCATGTGATCCGCAAGAACCAGAAGACTGGCGAGCGTGACCCCGTGCTGACAGTCAAGACCTACAAGGACAACCGATATGCACGCTCCGTGCGGATCGACGGTCCTTGCGTTGTGCGTTATGAGCCTGATGCCCCGCTCTCCTGCGGTGCCAGGGTGTGGATCGAAACCGATAGCAAGGTGGAGGTGGAGTGATGCCGATGCCTGTGAATGCTGACACTTCCGACATGGCCGCCGCTGCGTTCGATGCGGCCTGCGGTTACTGCCTGTCCAAGGCGCGGCTAGAGTTCGCCACGCGGTACGCCCACCACTTCAGCACCGAAACCGACGAGTCGATCTGCCACAAGGCGCGGCTAGTGCGGGACATGCAAGAGAAGGGCATGTCTTGGAACGAGGCAACCGACCACCCCGATGTGTACCTAGGGTGCCAGGACAGGGACTACGTGTCCTACCTGTTGTACCACTGGGAGACATCGGACGATGAGCATCTTTCGCTGGATGAGTACCGACACCAGAGGCTGATCGGCTATGCGGTTGATGAAGTGCGGCGGGCGATTGCAAAAGGAGGAGCGTGATGACCAAGTACCATGACGTGGTGGTCCGGTTTGTGATGCGTGACTGCGCCGACCACCGGGATGCGGTGCGGCAGTTGATCCGCCTGCTACCCCACCACCCGGACGAGTCCACTATCTACATCGAATCCTGGGACGTGGACGCCGTGTCAGAGGCGGGCGGTACGACGTTTGACCGCTCTAGCCGGCATGCGGAGGCGGCCCTGGACGACCTGATCTACGCTGCGGAGGACCACCGATGAGCAGACCCTGCCCCTGCGGCTCAGCCGAGCCGTCCTACGTGGAGTACGACGCCCGCGGCATCCCCTTGACACGGTGCTGCCGGGCCTGCCGTGCGGAGAGGTTGTCCAAGTACCGGCCGGAGGTGCTGACCAACCCGCAGTATGAGTGCGACGAACCCATAGAGGAGGACCAGTGATGCTGACCGGAGACAAGCGACTGGCGAAGCAGGGCATGCGAGCGTGCCAGTCATTCGCCACGGACGACGAGATCACCAACGACCAAGGTGCTGTGATGGAGACTCTGGTTGTCAGCATCATGCACCTGTGCGACCAGGAAGGTGTCGATCCGTACGAGTTCATGCGGAACTGCATGCAGAAGTTCTACGAAACCCTTGTGGACGAGGAGGAGGACCAATGAGCCTTGACTGGAGTACGTCCGATTGCGCAGAGCCACTGCCCAAGGATGAGGACGAGAAGTGCATCCGGCATGCCCTGATCTGGGCCGCCATCGGCCTGGACCTGGGCAGCATCACGGAGGAGAACGTGGACGAGTGGGTCTTCCGGCTGTGGCACCAGCATCGGATCAAGCTGGACTTCATGTGGCTGGGGGAAGACCCTAATCCCAAGGAGTTGGAGGGGTGGGTGCGGCGGTGGGTTGGCTTGTCCACCAACGTGACGACCCGGACCCGCTCAGCCTGGCTGAAGCGGATAGGCGAAGTGATGGAGCGGGACACGCTTAACAGCATCAAGTATTACAAGGCACCAGAGGAGACTACCGATGCCCAGGATTGAACTGACCGACGAGCAGTACAGAACCGTTGTTGCGGCCCTTGCGCAGACGGACTACGCCTGCCATGCCGGCGACATGGAGTGCCTGGATGCTGCGGCCAAAAACGCAGCGTTGGCCCTGAAGTACTTCGGCCAGAAGACTGCCGCCGAGGAGGACGATGATGAAGACGATTGAACTGACCGACGAGCAGGCCGATGAGTTGAGCGATGCCCTGAAAGAACGGATGGATGCCCTGGATCGCAGGCTCCGGAAGTTCGCACGGCCAGACGATGACCCCGTTGTCATGCAGGTCAGGCATGTGCAGTCTGTCCTGTCCGACATCCTTCACCTACTGGAGATTGCGTGATGCCCTACCTAGACAGCGAGTACCCCAGCATCCTGCGGGGGAGAGACAAGCGTGCGAGTCAGCGGTTGATGGCGGCGGCGCCGGAGTTACTGGAAGCCTTGCAGTCGTTCATCGATCTTAGTGATGACGGCTCTTTGCATATCGAAGGCAGCATTGCTACGGAAGACCCAGTAATCACTGCTGCCCGTGCAGCCATCGCCAAAGCAGAAGGGAGGGAGTGATGAGCAAGTTCCGAGTTACGGTGGAGGTGGAGGTGGACGGCAACGCAGAGGTTATGCAGCAGCAGTTGGCCTCCTACTTGGCTGGCGGCACAGGCTGCAACTTCTTTGATGACTACGGATACGAAGCCTGGGGCGGGTACGACGGGCCGTTTGCTGTGGCCGTGCGTGTAGTGGACGAGAGCGGCAAGACGCTTGCCTCGCACACAGAGCGGCGCAAGCCATGCGATTCCTGCGGCGACTTTCCGCAGCCGGAGGGCGTGACAACGTGCGAGTATTGCCAAGAAGGGGGGGAGTGATGAGTCATACACCTGGACCGTGGACCGTGGAGTGGAGCGACGAGGAGGGAAACGATGGCGTGACCATCGAAGCGCCGGATGGTCCCGTTGCTTTCCGGGTGCTGGAGGTGGACGCCCGCCTCATCGCCGCAGCACCAGAGTTGCTGGCAGTGTGCAAGCGACTTGCCAGCGACCTGGACATGGTTCTGTGGAAGGACGGCTGCGGCTACACGCTCTGCGGCTCCCCTGCGGCGATAAAGAACTCCCTGCTTGATGTGATTGCCAAAGCAGAAGGGAGAGAGTGATGGATCACAGTTCATACAAGTACAACGCCATGGCTTTCTGGCTGGATCACATAGACGACGACCCACCCGGCGCAACAGAGGAAGAGCTGAGCGTGATGGCAGATGAGCTGGACGCTACGGCCCAGGACGTTGCTGGCTATTGGATTGAGCGCGGCGAGGCCCCTTTGCTGTGCTGCGAGGATGATCTTTCACGCCTTGAAATGCTGACCTCAGCCTGCGAGATGCTGCTTGTCTACTGGAAGATCGGCCATTCCGTGGACGGCGGAAGCGAGGTGGCAGACAGGATCCGCGCTGCGTTGGAGTACGGGAGAACAAGGGATTCATCAAAGGAGTAGGTCATGGATGACCGCACGTTGGAGGTTGTGTTGCTGGTGGTGAGGCTGATCCTGACACTGATAGGAGGTGACAACTGAAACCAAGGCTGACAGAGAAGGTGCGGCACGGGCTGTGGCTGATCGTTGCCCGCTCAGCCACCGTCATGGAGGCGGAGGCGGGCGGGCTGGACAAGGAGGAGCGGGAGGCGGTGCTGGCAGCCAGCCGGTACGCCGACGCTCACTGGAAGGAGGTACAGGATGACGCTAGTGATCGGTGAGTACGCCATGCCAGACCCGGACCGGGTTGGCTATGCCGAGTACCGCGCCATCCATCAGGTGCTGGCAGACAAGGTAGCCAAGGCCAAACCAGATCGGGCCATGGCCGTGGCACTGGAATCGCTGGACGAGTTCCAGGCCTGGACAGAGAGCGTCAAGGAAAAGCTGGAGTACATCCACCGAGTTCTGTAGCGGCTAGTTTATCGACGGGGTACTGTACGCAAGTACGGTACTGATGCCCATTACCCGGGCGGCAGCGTGCCGTCCGGGTTTTCTTTTGCCCTGAGGAGGTTTCTATGACTGGTCTGATTGTTCATGCCGGCGGTGCGGTGGTTGATCGCAACCAGATTGACGACGCCCCCACTCCCACTGGCACCCACACCTGGACCCCGGTTCCCCACGGTGACGTTGTCCGGATGGTGGAGCAGTCCATCGTCACGTCTGGCCTGGAGATTACCGACTCCAACTTCGCCCTGTCTGCGGGCGGGGCCCGGATGTTCGGCGTCGTTACCCTGGCCGGCGGCACGGACTACGCCACTGTCATCGGGATCCGCAACTCCCATGACAAGTCGTTCCCCGTGTCGTTCTGCCTGGGTTCCCGGGTGTTCGTCTGCGACAACCTGGCCTTCTCGGCTGAGGTGGTGGTCAAGACCAAGCACAGCCGCCTGGTGCTGGACCGCCTGCCCCGGCTGGTGAATGAGGGCGTGGCCCAGCTGATTGACAAGCGTGGCCACCAGGCCAAGCGGATCGACGCCTACAAGGAGGCCGAGGTCCGCGGCCTGCCGCACCTGCATGACCTGGTGCTGCGGTCCTACAGGGCCAAGGCCATCCCGGCCCGTGCGATTGCCGAGGTGCTGGAGGAGTACGAGGCCCCCAGCCACCCGGAGTTTGAGACTCCCACGCTGTGGTCCTACTTCAACAGCGTGACTGAGGTGCTGAAGAAGTACGGCGACCTTGCCTACCGGACGCAGCGTCTGCACGGCGTGGTCGATGCTGAGGTGGGGGCCAAGCTGCTGGCCCTCTGATTGTTCTGTTCCCGGGGGGCGGCAACTGGGCCGCCCCCCTGTTCTTCAAGGAGAGAAGCAATGCGTAAGCTGGGATTCGACACCACTGCCTTCATCGCTGAGTACAAGCAGGCCGCTGAGGCTGGCCTGACCTTGCGTGAGGTGGCTGACCTGATGGGCATTTCCTACAGCCAGATCTGCCAGCGGAAGCACGCCCTTAACAAGCGTGGCATCCGCCTGCCAAGGCTCCCCAACGGGAACCTGAAGCGTGCGGCCAAGCCGATCCTCCGCCTGGCCGGGCCGGTGGAGTGCGTCGTTGAGCCGGTGCCCATGACCTTCACCATCGAAGTGGGGGTGGGCCATGCCTGAGGCAACCCTGGTACTGACAGCCCAGGAGCTGGCGTACCTCATCAGGTGCGTGGAGAGGGAGCTGACAGAGTATGAGGAGGGCAGCTGGCGTGAAGAACAGGATGACTACGCCATGCTGGAGGCGACGCGCGGGGAGATGGTGTTGCGGACGTTGCGGAGGGTGGAGCAGGATCAGGTCCTGCCCCACTGAGTTGGTAGACTGGTTCCCAAGAGGAGGTGCCGATGGACTTTGATAAGGTGGATGCCGGTACGTGTCCGCATCAGGCCGCCATGGACGTGGCAGACGCGCTGCGGTCCCATGTGCATGATCTGTACGCTCACCAGCATCGAAGAAACCAGGACATCAACGGTGGCCTGAGCAACTCCGTGCTGGCAGGGCTGACGGTCGTATGGCTGGAGGCTGTGCATGCCTGCTGGAATACCATGCTCAGCGAGTCGGCCATCAGTGTGCTGCGTGGCATGAGCCCGGACGACCGGGCGACGAAGCGGTCGATGAAGCGGGCGGCGCGTGACTTCCTGCGGCGGAGTAGATGGTGGGTAAGGGGGACCAAATGAGTTACATGTATCTGATCCTTGCAAGGGCCGGAGATCCACACCAAGGACTACGGCTGATGGATATCCCGGTCGCCTGGGAGTATGGGGCGTTCGTCCCCCGCGGCCCGCTGGAGGACAGGCCTGCGACACAGGAGGCGCTGTGGGAAATGCTGGACGACGAGGCCGCTGATCACTACCCGTTTCCCTACACCGCCATCCCAGAAGGGTGGAGCGTGCTATCCAACTTCTGGCAGCCGGCCAGGTACGTGCCGCAGTCCAAGGAGGTCACTGACCAGGGTGTGCGTGACGCCGTCCAGCACATGCGTGACCTTGGCCTGGCAACCGACGAGCAGGCGAAGCGGCTGCTGGAGGACAACGATGCTTGACGTGCTGATCGGATGTTCGGTTTTGTTCTTCATCTTCTGGGTATCGGAAAGGGGGCGGCATTGAACAGGCTATGGGGCTACGTGCGGGTCAGCACCGATGACCAGGAGAACAGCGTTGAGAACCAGCGGGAAAAGATCCAAGACCTGGCGGCCAAGGAGGGCCTGGCAGTTGCGGAGATCTTCGTAGACGAGGACGTGACGGCCAGGATCCCGCTGCGTGACAGGCCCAAGGGCCGGATCCTGTGGGACTCCATGGACCCCGGCGACACGCTGGTGTTCAACAAGGTGGACCGTGTCTTCCGCTCCGTCCGGGATGCGGCTGCCACGGTTCACATCTGGCAGGAGAGGGGCATCCGGTGCATCATCATGGACCTGGGGATCGACCTGGCTACCCCCGCCGGCCGGATGTTTTTTCACCAGCTCGCTTCTTTCGCTGAGTTTGAGCGGGAGATGATCGGCCAGCGGACCCGGGAGATTGCCGCCTATCTACGCAAGCACGGGCGGCCTTACGGCGGCGCTCGCCCTTACGGGTGGCTGAAGCAGGGGAAGGGGCGGGATGCTCGGTACGTGCCTTGCCTGGACGAGCGGGCTTTGGCTGAGCGGGTGGCGAGGATGGCGGACGAGGGCCATTCTTACCGGCAGATCGGCTGGACCCTGATGCGGGAGCGGGTGACGAAGCCCGGGAAGAAGCACACCGACCGGGGCAAGGGCGTCTGGTACTCCCTGTCAGAGATTCATAACTTGGCTCAAGCCGCTCGGCTGGGATTCCCAATCGTTGCCCGATCTGCCTTGCTAGGCGACGTGACGCCAGGGATGCTGAGCGTATATTCAGCTGAAACTCCGCCGCCAGGTCTACGATCCGTCGCTTCCTGACGAACCGGCAGATGGCCATCGCCTTGTCTCGCTCATCCATGCCTGCGATGGCCTCTGCCAAATCGTCGCGCTGATCGTAGACGGCCACCTCCTGCTCGGCCACGTCCATCCCCACCCTCTCGCCGGGTGTGCGTGTCAGCTTGCGGACGTTCTTTAGCATGGCGTTGAGTATGGCCCTGGCGAAGTAGGCCTTGGGGTAGGGGAGGAGCGCCGGGTTGTAGGTGCGGGCGGCCCGGCACAGGGCCAGGTAGCCCTCGCCCTCCAGCTCCGGGATCAGTCCAGACCTTTGCCATGGCGGCCGGTTCTGGACGAAGCACCTGGCCACCACAGTGACCATCTCGGCGTATTCAATGACTAGCTGCTGCTGCTTTTTGGAGAGCTTGGATCGCCTGCTCATGCCGCTCTAGTTTCAACTGGGACTCACGGACCAACTCCGGCAATCCCTCCATTGCGTGGGCGATGGTGCTGACCTTGGCGTGAATGCTCATAGCCCACGGAACCACGGCCGCAATCACTGTCGCCAAGAGAACTAACTGGTCAGTCGGCATCATCAGCCACTCCCTCCGCTATCAGTTCCAAGATCCCGCCGGCCGCCTCCTCTGGCAGCTTCGCTTCTCGCATGTCCTGCATCACCCGCTTCACGGCTCGCCGCCACATATCGTTGGGGAACTGGTACATCCAGGTATGCTTTCCGTCACTGGCCGCAACCCGCATGACCCGCTCCGTTATTCGGCTCTCTCTGTGCATGGGCAGGCCGTCCAGGTGTGTCCGTCCCCCGTCTTGATCTGGCCCGTGCCCTTGCACTTGGGGCAGTTAGGCAGCGGAGGCTTGGGCGGAGCGGGGGCCGCGTCCCGCAGCGACATGATCGCTGCCTGGGTGGCGATGATCGCCACGTAGTCCGGGGTGTATTCGTTCCAGATCATATGCGGCCGATGCTCCCCAGGTCTGGCAGGGCACGGGGCGGATAGCCCTGCACATCGGAGTACACCCAGCAGTCCCCGCCGTGGACACAGACATCCCAGTCGTCGGCCTTGGTGACGATCATGCCTGGCACCTGAGGCGGGTAGTCGCTGGGCCAGTTGGGCACCGGGGTATTCCACCGGCCCCAACTATTTGCAATGAAGAAGACATCGAATGGCCAGTGTGTACGGCTGAAGTCCATACCAACTGTGGCCATGTCATGCCCCCATCCCGGGGAACTTCTGCCATGGATGTTCTGGCTGTTAGGCTTCGATGACCAGGCCGCCATCTGTCCGGAGTGGATCCCGTACCCATTGAACAGGGCGTCTCTCGCCTGCTCCACGCTGTTGATCAGCGTGATGGTGCCTACCTTGTTTCGGCGGCACAGCTCCTGGACGTTGGCCGGCGTCCCGCCCTGCCGGCCCCACTTGGCGCCGAGGTGACCGTCGTACGTGGTCAGGTCCACTACCCCGTCGTACTTCTCCCGGGCACAGAACCCAGTGTCCCGTTCAAACCGGCTGGCCCGGGCAGGTGACATGCCCTCCCCGCCGTGCCCCCGTGCCCCGTAGGTTGGCTCCGTGGCGGTGCGGCGGTGCCAGGAGAACGGCTCACCGTTGACCAGGAGGGACACCGCACGGGTCAGGTCCCGTGCGTTCCGACTACCATGGCTGACACAGTCGCCTACCGTCTGCCTCTCAGAGTACGCCCCGGGATCCAACGCCAGCGTGTAGCCCCAGAGGAGGGCCCGCTTCCCCGCACCGCTGGTGGGGGCGACGAAGGCGCGGACGGGGTTGGTTGCCAGGAACTCCTGCTTGTCCCGCTCGGAGGGCTGATAGCCCTGGAATCCGCCGGCCTCATAGGCCCGGACCAGGTCTTCGGGACTGTCGAAGAGGGGCTCATCTGGCATCGTTCGCCACACCCTTCAGGGCCTGGACCAGCGACTGGTGCTTGGCTGGCGGGAGCGGGACATCGTCCGTCCCGACAACTGCCTTCAGCCGGTCGTTGATCGCCACGTCCAGGCCCGGGTATTTTCCCGGCAGGTCTGTCCCCTTGAAGGCGGCGTCCAGGCTGCGGGCGTGCAGCTCCCGGAACGAGCCCACGGTCGGAGTCAGCTTGGCATCACGCTCCACCACGTCGGCCAGGGCTGAGTAGAAGGCGGCCACGCGGGCCTTGTCTTGCCTGCTTGCAGGTGACAGGGCAGCAGTGACCGGGCTTGTAGGCGTCACCACCACAGGGGTGACGGGGCTGGCTGGCATGAAGGACCACACCAGGGCCACGGCAACAACGGCCGCAAGAATGTGCTTCATGGCTTCATGCCCAGCAGGGCCTCCATCAGGGCGTTGCAGCGGGCAGTGACCTCAGAGTTCTTGTAGGCATCCCGCACGGCAATGATGTTCCGCAGATGAAGCAGCATCTCCGGCTCCCTGCGGACAAGACCCGCAGGAACAAAGTCCTTCAGGTACATGCCGGCAACGATGACCGCAGACGCGACGGCGATAATCTGGGGCAGTGTCATAGGATTTTGCAGACCCCCTCTTGCAGCATGGACGCGGGCGAGATAAGGCCCCACCCATAGTCATTGTCCTTGCCGGGGGGGCCGGCGTCCGTGCTGGTCTGGGCAATGATCGCTCGGGCCTGAAGCCCCAATGGCCTGCCGCCGCAGTTGGCAGTGGCCAGGGCCAGCACCCCCGCCACAAACGGGGCAGCCATGCTTGTGCCGGACAGCGTGGCATAGCCGCCGTGGCACCAGGCAGATCGGATCTTGTGGCCCGGCGCCGCCACGTCCACCTCCCGGCCGCGGCAGCTGAACTCGCAGACCTGGCCCTTCTCGTCCACCGCACCCACGGCGATGGTGTAGCCGTAGGCGGCCGGGTAGGACACTCGCCCCCCGTCATTCCCCGCCGCACAGACCACCGGCACGCCGGCCTTGGAGGCAGCCAGGATGGCCTTCTCCAGGTGGGAACTTCCCACCGGCGCACCCAGGGACATGACCACCACGTGGCAGCCGATCTCCACGGCGAAGTGCAGGGCTCGGGCCACGGCGTCCATCGACCCAGCCCCGTCGTTGCCCAGCACCTTCAGACTGAGAATGTCGGCCTTCGGGGCCACGCCCATCATCGGACCACGCCCCGCCACAATCCCCGCCACGTGCGTTCCGTGGCCGTTGGTGTCGAAAGGCGAGCAGTCCTTGGTGAAGTTGCGGTGCATCAGCCCCGCCCCGTAGAAGACCGGGTGAGCCTCGCACACGCCCGTGTCCAGGACCGCCACCTGCACCCCCTCCCCCTGGGTTTTGGCCCAGAGGGAGGGGATCCCGTACCCGGACAGATGCCAGTCGATGCCGGAGGAGGGGACGGCATGTGCGACGGCGTCAACGTGGTACGGGGGCAGGTGGACGATCTGGCTCATTCGTCGTCCTGTCGGCTCAGGAGCAGGCGGACCAGCGACACTACGATGGGGGCGATCACGTTGATCAGGATCGGGATCGGGATCGCCAGGGCCTCCACCTGCCGCAGCTCCTCCTCTGCCTCCTCCGGGCTGACAGGCAGTGCCTGGGCCTGGAACAGGGGGAAGGATTCAATGACAGGCAGCAGGGCCTGGGCCACCCGGTGAACGATCTCCAGCTTGCCAGCCAGGGTCGCCGCGTCGGACCAGCCGGCAACGATGGCAGAGATCTCCCGCAGAACCTGAACGTGGCTCAGCAGCCACCGGACGACGATAAACTTGTCAACCATGCAGTCTCCTTTCGCAGGCAATGGCCACCACAGCGTGGCCGGCAATGTCCATGAGGGTCTTCTGTCTAGTAATTGTCTCCAGTGGGCCACGCATCCGGCGGGTTTTTTCCCCGATGCGGGCAACCTGGTAGGTGACCGGCTCCACCCCGTCCTCAGCCACGCCCAGGGCGTTCTCCAGGGGGTCCTCGCCGCACCCGTAGTAGTCCCGCTTCCGGGTCAGCAGGCGGTACAGCTCGTCGCAGATCTCCCGGTACGGGTCACCACTTGTGTTCTCTAGCGGCCATGACGATTCGTCCGTACTCAGCCCAGAAGGAGGGGGTGTGGGGGTCTTCATCTTCAGTGCATAGGTGGACAGTTCGGGCATGGGCTAGCTCCTCGCATAGGGTGTCAAGAATCACATCCGCCACCGCGTTGGACGCGACGGCGATCACTCCTCTCTCGTTCTCCTCGTCGTACTGAAACATCCCGTGCATCCCCGGCAGCCGCTTCGGGTCCCGGAGGTAGTACCGCAAGGGGTAGTTCACTGGGAAGCGGCTCTCCGCCCAACGCTTGAAGCGTCTGACCAATGGCCTCCTCCAGTCTTTGGACGAACTCATACAGCCGCTCCATCGGTACGGTGACCAGCCACTCCTCTCGGCTCCGCTTGTGAAGCACCACCGGCACAGACACGCCGCACTCGTCCCTGGCCTGTTTCATCCAGGCCCGGACAGACTCCCGCTCCACAAACTTGACCTCCCAGTGAATGCCTGGGATCTCCACTTCAATATCCGCAGAGCCGGCACCGCCCTTGTATTGCACGCCCCGCCGGGCCTTGACGCCCAGGGCGGCGGTCACGGCCTTCGATGCCAGGCGTTCTCCTCGCTTGCCTTTCTGGCGTTGCGATCTGCCCATCACTCACCTCTGATAAACAGCGGCCCGTCCTCGCCCACGTAGGCACAGAAGGTGTTGAAGTCCAGGTACTCCCAGGACTCCTCCTCCGTGAGCCCGTCCCGCATCAAGATCTCCACGCACCGGATGGAGTCGTAGACCGCCACGCTCTTGTGGTGGGTGTTGATCACGTATCCCAGGTAGGCGTCTTCAAACCCGTCCGCCAGCAAGGCCTCCGGGTTGACCTCGGCCAGCTCATGGAACGGGTCGTCTATCCGATGGCAGATCATGGCTTCCTTGCCTTGCTTAGGTTTCTTTGCCGCTCGTCCAGATACCACTGGTCGGGCGGGGTCGGGTCGTATCCCAGCCACTTCTTCCTCCTGAGGCTGGCCAGGAACTCCGGGTCGAAGTTCTCCGGGTCGCTCTCCTGCTTGGCCCACAGGACTGCACTATTGTCCAGGTCGGGATAGTTACCCGCAAGCCGCCCGGAATGCAGAACCTCATGGCAGCGAGAGCAGAGCCGGCAGTAGTTGCGAACGTCATGCTTGCGAGCCGCGCCGCCGCAAATGTGGTGGACGTGCAGCTCTCGCCGCCCATCGCTCTCAGGCCACCAGCAGATGCCGCAGCAGCGGTGAAGCTGGGCCCATCCCCAGCACTCAGCCTGCTCCTGCTTGTTCATTTTTGCCATGCGGCTAGACCCCTTCCCTGCCGATATGGGGGGAGAACCCATGTCGGTGACACTGTGTGGCCACGGAACCAGTACGGCTTATCGGGTGAGGCCTCTCGGCCCATCGGCGTAAGACCAGGACGTAGGGGTGATTGCGGCATCGATTAGCCGCCCGTTGCCTGGAGTTTCACCGACTGGTTCTGACTTGTGCGGACTGGCCGCTCCGGCATGGGCCGGCTTTTGCTTTAGGCTGGCGCTGTTTTGATTTCTATAGCGGGGCTAGCGGCCAGGAGATGACGCGCCCGCTTTGTGCGGTGGTGGGTCGGGGATGCCATACATGGCGTTCCCCATGACCCGGATGTCGGATGAGTCGAAGTGGTTGACCCGGCCGTCTTCAAACAGCCAGACCACCCAGACGCTGTTCAGGTGGCAGCCGTAGTCGATGACCATCAGCGTGTCGCCCTCGCCAAGCGGGGTGGCTACGTGGATCGGCGGGTTCAGCTGGAGGATCACTTAACCCTGATCTCCTTGCCTGCGTACAGAGGCCTGACGGTTACCTGCTTGGACCACCAGAAGCACTCCTTGGCAGCCTGGATCGCCTCCTTCTTGGTCCGGCAGATCTCGGCGTACTCGGCCAGGCCGCGCTGCCGAACCAGGTATCCCACTGGTCGCCTCATTTAACCGCCATCCAAAGGCCGATATTGCTGACGCTGTACCCGGCATATGCCAGGGCCATGCCGTCGTTGCCCTTCAGGAGCTGCTCCCAGGCCACGTAGGCGTAGATGCAGCCAGTGACGATGATCAGCGTGCCGCTCATGCCCCGGTCCATGCGTGGACGATCACACCGCAGCCCGTCTCAGAGTCAGTCACCTCCACGGTGACGACCCGGGGGAACTGCGTGGCGACGATGCGGCAGATGTTGTCGTAGGGCTCTGCGTTCAGGATCTCGGCGTGGTCATCGGCCCACCGCTGGATGGTGGCGTGGTCCGCGGCAAAGCCGGGATCGTCGCCCTCGCAGACCAGCACCGCGTCCATCACAAACCGCTGCTGCACCACCCGCACCTTGTTCTCACGTATTTCCATGATGCCGCTCCTTGGTGTCCTGAGTGTACGTGTGTTCCCCGGGAACGTCGCCCCAACTATCAACCAGGATTTTTCGTAGCCTTTCGACCTCCTCTTGGAGGTGACGGATCGCACTTGTCAGGCGGCCGTTCCTCGCCTCTGAACGCTCCCATTTCTCCCTCCACGTACTGGAGGCCTTCTCCAGCGAACAGCATCCGGAGCAGCTGGTCGGCGGGTCGGAGGCAGCAGCTGGGGGCGACGAGGGTTTTGCAGGTGAATCCCCGCATGGTGTCGTACACGTCCTGGAACACCCACTGGTCGTCGCGGTCAAGGCAGCTGGCCCAGACCCACGCTCCCGTGGGCTTGCTGACGAAGACCCAGGCGAATGGCTCGGGGCCTTTGGACAGGCCGTTGGCGTCATCTACGAATACCGTTGGATAGGGGAAGTCGGACGGGGACGTGAACTTGATGCTGCGGACCTTGATCTCCAGCTGGACCAGGGCGACCGCATCGGGTGTCGGGCAGAAGTCCTTCCGGGGGTCATGCTTTGGCAGCACAATCTTCCTGCCGTGGGCCACGGCGGCACCGCTGACGCGGGCTGAGTCCACCCAGGCCTTCTCGGCCTTGTGCGCGTCCGACAGGACGTTCAGGAACTTCTCTTTTGTCCAGCTCATTCAGCCTCCTGACCTCAGCAGCACGGACGGAGATCTCGTCCTGCGTCATGGTCTTCTCGGTGATGTCCTCCCACAGCTCCGTGGAGAGGGGTTCTGCCCTGCGAATGGACGACGCCCGCAGGACAACAGCATTGACGTGATCGACCGTGGTGTGGAACGCAGCCGCAATCTCGGAGTACGTGCGTTCCGGGTAGCCCACCGACAGCAGGATCAGCCTGTCCCGTGAGGGCACGCCGTGCCGCTTCATCAGGGTCAACATCCGTGCGGACAGATCCACGGACAGGCCCAGGTCACGGGCCGTCTTGCGTGGCGGCTGCCGGTTGACGATCACCGTCCTGTACAGGTCGGCTGCGAGTGCCAGCGGAACGCCCGAAGCACCAGTCCGCAACTCTTCGCCACCAGCTATGACCCTGGACTCTCTCTGCCGGTACGTCCTTGTTTCCTTCTTCCTCATCGCTCTCCTCCGTAAACGGAAACGCCTCCTTGATGCGGAACAGCTCCGCAATCTCATCCAACGTGCCTTGCAAGAGAGCGTCGTCTCTGACGCTCTCGGCTGAAGTAGCTCCGCTGCCATCCCTTGATGCTTGGGGTGCGGAGTGCCCATTCAATGAATCCATCGTCTAGCTCTCCCATGGTGCGGCCGGCGAACCGGCCTCGGATCGGGACCTTGTATTCAGAGATGCACTTCTTCTTGGCGACCGTGACCTCCTGGTCCTGAAGCGACCCCGCCGCCCGGCCGTGCAGCAGTGCCAGCCCCTCCTCCAGGAGCTTGGCCTTGCGGAGTTTCTCCGCCGCCTGAGCCAGCAGGTCCGCAGGATCCTCCGGCGCGCCGTCCTCGTCGGCCGCCTGGTTGCGGGCCTCCCGACGAACCTCCTCTGGCGTGTCGTCCCGGGCGAACATGTCCACCGCCGTGACGATGCTGTGATCGTTCAGACTGTCGGTCATGTCGATGATCAGGCAGTCAGGCTTGTCGCTGGCAGCGATGGCCTCATGCCGCTCGTCCTCTGTCTCCAGCCCGTCAACCACGCCGGGCAGGGGCCGCATCACCCGGCCCCAGATTTGGAGGGCCAGCCGGCGAGAGCGGGTGGGGCGGAACATGAAGACCGTCCTGGCCACTGGGGCATCGAACCCCTCGGCCGCCACCATGCAGTTGCACAGCAGTTCGATCTCGCCCTTGCGGAACTGGTTCATGATCCGGTTCCGCTCATCCTCCGGCTGGATCCGGGTGTCGCCGCAGACGAACTCCGCCTTGATGCCGTACTCCCGGCTGGCGAGCTTGGCCAGTTCGATGGCCGTGTTGACGCCCGGCAGGAACGCCAGGGCAGGGCCCTGTCGATGCTTGACGACCGTCAGGCACATCTGGTGCAGGGCCTTGGAGCAGCCCAGGATCATGTCCAGGTCCTCGGCCGAATACTCCTTGCCCACCACCCGCACCTGGTTCAGGTCCAGGTACTTGCACTTGACGATCTTGGCCCGGATGGGCGTACACCAGGCCTTATCAATCCCCTGCTGCGGGCCCATGGAGAAGGCGTGGTGGTCGTAGAAGTCCATCAGCCGCCGCCCGTCCATCCGGAACGGCGTGGCCGTGAACCCAATCACGTGGCCGCCATGCTCCTGGAACTCCCGCAGGATCTTCAGCATGGCCTCCGACATCTGCCGGTGGGCCTCGTCAACGATGATGATGCGGTGCCCCAGGAACCGGCGGTGCCGGCCTCGCATGATGGTGGGCGTGCAGGCCACCGTCACCCGCCCGTCCTGGGCCCACCACTGGGCCATCTCCACCTGGGCGTCTTCGCCAACGATGGCGTCAATCTTGTCGGCCGCCTGCCAGACCAACTCCCGCTGGGGCCCAAGGATCAGGACCTTGGAGTTGCAGCACTCCCGGGCCAGCAGGGAGAAAATGACCGTCTTCCCGGCGCCCGTGAACAGGTCGCACAGGATCGCCTTATGGCCCTCGGCCATGGCGTCGATGATGGCGTCCACGCACGCCCGCTGGTAATCCCTTGCCTGCATCTTGTCCTCCTTGTCGGCGGTGCCGGCCGGGGGCATCCCGCCCCCAGCCGGCCAATCCGTTCGCCGTTGGCCTTCCGTAGCCAGTGCCCGCCCTAGAAGGGCGTGGCAACCGCCTCCTCACGCTCCCGTGCCCCGCCAAGCAGGGCCAGGTTCTTCACGTCCAACGTCCAGATTTCCTTCTTCTGGCCGTCCTTCTCGTACCGCTTGCAGCGAAGCTCGCCGCTCACGGCCACCTGCTTGCCGCGGGTCAGGTAGCCACCGACGCCACCCGGCCGCCACAGATCGCAGTTCAAGAACATCGCATCCCCGTCCTTGCGTCCGTTCACCGCAATGGCGAACGAGGCCACTTCGTTCTCACCGATGGTCTTCATCTCAGCGTCACGGGTCAGGTTCCCCGTGAACGCACAGCTATTCAGACTTGCCATTACCAATCTCCTTCTTCTTGGAATCCGCATACGCGGTGACACGCTTCAACGCATCCGGGCTGGCGACCTTCTCGCTGACCCGGAGTTTCACTAGCGACAGGACCTTGGCGATCTCCTCGTCGCCCTTGGCCTTGTCGATCTCATGCTTGGCGGCCTGTTCGATCTCCAGGCCACGGTCCCTCCCAGCAGGCCGGCCGCCCGTGGGTGCCGCCGCCGGCATCGTCCGCTGACCGTCGTCGTCCTCCTCAGCCCACCCACCAACCAGGCCTAGAAGCAAGTACTTCTTGGCGTAGGTGTAGGCGGAGCCCAGGGCCTGCATGTCCGCCTTGGGCGTACCGTCCTTCTCCTTGCCCAGGTACAGCGGGCACAGGCTGGTGATGAACTGCCCGCTCTTGTGGCGGAGCGTCCCCACCGCAAGCCACTCCCCGCCGGCCTTGGTCAGGCAGATCTGCGGCAGTGCAAAGCCATGCTTGGTCAACGGCTTGACCAGGCTCTCGCAAATGCCGGCATAGGTCAGGTAGTGGTACTTGCCAAACTTGTTCTCGCCCGTCTTTTCGATGGCCGGGAACTCTGCCTGGGCCAGCGCCAGGTCCTTTGCCAAATCAGCCGTGTCCGGGGAGCAAGTCACCCCGGGTAGTCCATGGTCAACCATCATCACTCTCCTCCTCTCGTCCAAGCAGGGAACTCCAGTTCCATGCACTCCTCGTCCTCAGGGCTGCGATACAGCCCCAGCTCTCGCCGCAGGGCAATCTGGTCCAGCGTGACGCGGACCCGCTCCCTGGCGTGTTCGATCAGGTCCTGCGGGAACGTGTAGACCCGCACGCCAAACGGCTTCTGGCTCTGGGCAAAGACGAACCGCAGGCGGTGCGGCTCCCAGCCGCAGGCCACAGCCCCTTCCTCGTACCAGGCGTCCTGGACGAGGTAGCCGAAGTTCATGCAGCTGCGGTACAGATCCTTCCAGCTAGAGCTGGTGGTCTTGAAGTCCCACAGAAACGCAGGGGTCACCCCGTCTGCGAGGCTCTTTCGCTTGTGGCCCGCGTCGTCAGTCCACCGGAAGCATGCCTGGCAGTCCTCTGTTGCCTCCAGGATCTCCCGGGTGGCGGGGTGCCGCCACGCGTTGCCGATGATCTTCGTAAGCCGATACCAGTCCGGCCCGGAGATCTCGGCCCGGTCGCCAAGCTGCTCCTTCCAGTCGGTGTAGGCCTTGCCCCGCCGGGCCCCGTTCGACAGGACCTCCTCCGGAGCCACCGCATACAGGCTCTCCAGGTCATGGCCGCAGATCGTCGCAGGCACGGCCCGGTCCACCAGGGTGCCGAAGTCCGTGGCGGCGTTGCCGCTGAACAGACGTTCCCCATTGTCCAGCATCTCCTGGCCCAGCCCGCCGTACTCCATGACGCTGGTCACGTAGGAGCGGGTGAAGTGTCCGTCTTCCAGCCGGTACAGACGGTCGATTTCCGCCTGGTTCCGGAGGGTCTTATGGCCGTCCTGAAACAGGATGCAGCCGGGCGTATAGTTACCAGTGGCGGTATCCACTAAGGGCCTCCCTCAAGCACGTCAGTGACGCCTGAGGAAAGCCCATGACCAACAAGGTCAGGGCCGCTGCGGCCAGAGTGGCCGCCGTGAAAAGTGCCATCGAACAGCTATTCAACTGAGCTAGCTGCCCGACGCACTTGACACGCCTCATATCGGCGGGAATGTCAGAGTGCAACAAATGTTACTCCAAGAATTTGCCAAGCGATACGCCACCCGGATTGGGGCCAAACCCGGCTATTTGGAGCAGCTCTTGGTGTTCACCAAGCGGCTCCCCTGGAAGGTGGAGGAAATGACCACCGAGATGGTGGACGACTACCTCACCGAAGCCCTGACCAACCTTGCGCCCAATACAGTCGCCAACCACCGCAGAATGCTCACAACCCTCACGGCCGAAGCTCGTCGCCTCGGCCTGAACTGTTGTATAGTTGAACGCTTCCGGCGAGTCAAGGTGCCAGCGCCGCTTCCCGTGGCGTGGTCGCTCACGGAAATCAAACACCTGGTAGAGACGGCTCGTCGCACGCCGGGTCGTTTCCATGACCTCTCCAAAGCATCCTTCTTGGAGGCCTGGTTCCTCACGGCTTACGCCACAGGCCTCCGCGCCGGCGACCTCATCGACATGCGATGGGATCAACTTCGCGGCCGCAAAATCTATGTGCGGCAAAACAAAACGTCAACCCCGCACGTTGCGGTTTTTACCGACGAGGCGTTGTCCGCGTGCAGGGCCCTGCCGAAGCGGCCCCGCATCTTCGGTGACTTCGCTGCGATCAATACCATCCAGCAGTGGGTGGCAGCGTGCGTAGAGCGGGCAGGCCTAAGCGGGTCAACGAAGACGCTCCGTAAGAGCTGTGCGACCTATGCCAAGGTCAAGGGAATGTCGCCCAAGCAGAAGCTGGGTCACCTCAGTGATGGCCTCGCAGAGCGTCACTACGTCGATCAGCTCTTGTACGAAGAGGAGTGCGGTCTGAATGGCGAGCCGCTGCCAAGCGTGCTTTAAAAGTTGGGGTCGTACGGGGCTTATGCAACGCCCAGCATTTCCATCGGATCCATCACCGCCTGCTGCTTCTTCCGCTCACGGGCCTCACGGGCTGCCCGGCCCTGCAAGACGCGGTACAGCAGGTACTGCCGCTGCTCCTGCGGGCTGAGCTTCAGCAGGTCTTCGTTCTTGATGAACAGGTTCTCGTAGGTGCCGATGTTGGGCGTCTGCGAGAGCAGTTCGTTCAGGGCACTGCGAGCCGCTAGCCTCACCGTCCTGTCCTGGTCCACGTCCTGGAACTTCAGGCCGGTGAGCGTGTTGAACAGGATCTTGCCCGCTCGCTCGGTGGGGCTGATGCGGTCGTCCAGGATCTGGCGAGTGAGCCCCATCACTCGGCTGCCGCCTGGGGCGTTGCTGACGAGCTGATCCACCAGCCGGCCGCCGGGGATGCCGTACTTCTCGGCCATGCTGTACAGGTCCGACAGCTGCCGGCCGGAGTAGAACTGCCGGTCCGTGAGCAACTCCAGCGGGCCCTTCAGGGCGGGACTGGTCTGGCCAAGGAGGTTCTGGCCGGTCTTCATCAGGGTGTTGGTAATCTGCTGCGTGAGCGTGTTCCCGCTGCCTGGCGTGAACAGGTTCAGCAGGCCCTCATGCGGCAGGTCGATGTTGGTCAGGAACCGCTGCACTCCGGGCGTCTGCACGCCGAAGAAGGACGAGGCGTCGATTGGGATCGCCGCGCTCTGTCGCAGGTACTCCGGGACGAACCGATCCTCGGACGGCTCGCCGGCCCGGTTGACGGCGCGGATGCTCTGGCCCATCAGCCCGGCCGGGCGGTTGATAAGGTTGTCTGCGACGAGCGGGGCGATGCCCTTGGAATAGGAATAGAAGGGTACGATGCGCTTGACGAAGTCGCGCTCAAAGGAACTAAACGCCTCGGGCCGGTACACCACTTGCGTCAGGTCGGCCATGCTCTTGGCGGCCTCGGGCGTGTAGCCCTCTCGGACGGCAGTGAGGTAGGTGCCGATGCGATTCCAGGAGTCGCTCGCCGTGGCGGCGCGGTCGCCAGCATCCAGGAGGAAGTTTGGGTTTCCGCTGCGGCGGCGTTGGGCCCAGATGTTGTAGGTGGCCAGCTTGCGAGGGTCGATCTTGTCTCGCACGCCCTGCATGTACGGACCCGCAGATCCCGGGAACAGGTCCGGCGTCGTCAGGTTGCTGGCGTTGCGGGCCAGGTCGTCTGCCACGTTGAAGTCGGTCAGTCGTTCGCCGGCAGACTCCGACAGGAACTTCAGGATCGCATCTTCGTCGCTCAGGCCTTCGTATCCAGGGGCGGCCTTGCCAAAAAATCCGCCTCGCAGCTGGCGGGCCAGCGGCTTGTAGTTGCCCCTTCCCGCCTGGAAGCCAGCGTATGAGTCCAGCGGATTGAACAGCCCCTGCGTGGCCGCAGCAAAGGACCCTGAGTAAGCGTCCCGCGTATAGCGACTTGGGAAAAGCAGCGCCAGGCTCTTGAAGGACTGAAGGAACTGGTCGTATTTCTTCAGCAGCCCCTGCGCCTCCGTGGGCACGGTGGCCTTCTTCACACCCTGAAGCAGGTTCTCCACCATGTCCTGCGGGACGCGGAGGTTGTCGATGTCAAACCTATACGCATCGTCCCGTCCGGACTGGATCCAGTTCTGGCCCTGCGGGCGGTAGCGTTCCAGCGCCTCTTGGAACAGCCGCTCGGCGTTGCTGCGTTCGACAACCTCGCCCGCATCGTCCAGGACCTGGCCCTCCTTTAGGTTCAGGCCGAACTTCTCCAGGGCCTCTTGGGCCGTGTACGAAGAGAAGCTGGGGGTGCGGCCGGCGTTGACGGCGGCCTTTGCCAGCTCGTCATACAGCGTCTGCCCCACCCGCTCCGTGCGGCCCCGGCCACGCACGTAGTTGGTGAAGTCCGACAGGGGGTCGCCGTAGAAAGGAAGCCCCTCGTCGGCGTAGTTCAGCGGGAGCGAGGCGATGGAGTCGGCCAGCTCTTCGTACAGGCCGGTCGCCTTCGTCAGGGCCTCGGCTGCCTCCGGGGTGCCCTCCTCCAGTCCCTTGCGGAGGTAGGAGTACGGACCCGCCAGGCCGTCCCGCTGGGTCTGCGTCCAGTAGTCGGGGGTCTTGGTGCGGAGCCAGTTGTCCACAAACTCCATCACGCTCTGCGGCTCAGCCCGGGGGTTGATGCTCCGCAGGGCAGTCTGGAACTCCGTGTCGCCTGCCATCTTGTTCAGGACCCAGCGAGGGAAGGGCCTCGTCCAGTCCTTGCGGGATGCTTCGCCCGGCAGGCCGAACAGCTCCAGCCCGGAGTCCAGGTTCCGGCTGGTCGCGGCCTCGTAGCCTGGCGCCATCCTGGGGCTCTCAGGGAACACCTTCTGGCGGGAGAGGTAGCCGATGTCGAACGGTAGTTGCGTTTCCTGAAGTGGCAGCCCAAGTTCCCTGGCCCGGAAAAGGGCGTCGTCCTGGAACTGCCGGGCCGTGTCCACCAGCATGCTGCCGCCGCCGCCATCGAACAGGGCGCGGATCTCATCCGGCAGGTTGCGCCAGGCCTCCGTGCCCTGCTGGTTCTCCATCGCCAGGCCGAAGGCATCTGAGAGCTGCCGGCGGAAGTCGGTCTTCTGGAACCGATCCATGCCGATCTCGTTGGCAATCGACGGCATGACCTCGCCCAGCCACCGATTCGACGCCGCCTCACCTAGCCGCCTGGCCTCGCTGGTGGCCCGGGCTCGCCACTGGTCGGCCTCCCTCACTCGCCCCAGGGCCGGGCCCCAGGTGAGGGCCCTGGCTCCACGCAGGGCGTCACCCAGGATGGGAGTCTGCTGTGCCGCCTGGCCCAGCCAATCAGCGGCCTGGGTGATCCGGTCGCCGGCACCACTGCCAAACAGGTCGGTCGCCCCGTCGTAGATCCCTGGAATGGAGATGCGGTTGCTGGCCGACATTTGCTGCCCAAGCAGCTCTTCCGCCTGGTCGCCTGCCACGGTGCGGAAGTTGCGGGCCAGCTCGTCAGCTCGGGCGGGGTCCAGCTGCCGCAGCAGGTCCAGGTAGGCCTCGGGAGTCTCCCGCTGGAGCATCATCCGACCGAAGCCCTGCGGGCGAAGCCCCCGATCCACGGCCTGCTTGGCAACCAGCCCAAGGTCGCCCGTGAACATGGCCGCCTTCTGGGCAGCCTTTCCGGCGGCCGTCTTGGCCACGCCGCCCAACAGCGGGGCTAGGCCAAAGGAGACATAGGTTAGCGGGTCCAGGGCCACCTCGGCCGCCAGGCCGCCGCCGAAGTTTGCCCAGTTGTCTTCCTCGCCCGCTAGCCCGTACTGCCTCGCCAGCTCTCGGCCGGTCACCCGGTCGTCGCTCGTCTCCCAGAGGGCCGAGAGGGCCTTCATGGGTCCTTCAGAAAGCAGCCCCCGCACCATGGAGCCCGGCGTGTCCAGCAGCCAGCCAAAGCCAGAGAGCCCAGAGGCTCCCGCGTAGGCCAGGTTCTGGAGCATGGAGGCCTGCTCCTCCTCTGACATGAGGTCTTCGACGCGGGGCTTGCGCCTGACCGGGACGATGGCGAACGGATCTTCTTCTAAGTCCGTGCCGATGGAGTTCGACAGGTTGCCGTACGGATCGTACAGGTCGAAGAGAGGGGAGCGCGACATGTCTGCGGCCTAGAAGGACATGTCCCCGCCGGGTGGCGCAAAATCTAGGCCCGATGGCCCGCCCTCCCCGGGCGGCGGCGGGGGGGGTGCCGCCGGCGCGGCGCCAGCCCGCGGGCGTCCGCCCGGCGTGCCGCCGGAAAGCCATCGACGCTTTTCGGCAAGCCGGTACGCCGTAGCCTCGGCTTCCGCCTGCGGCATGTTGTAGGGCGGCTTCTGGAGTTCGGCAGCGAGCGCCATTTCATTCTCGTAACTGAAACCAAAGTACGTGTCGTCAAATCGCCCAGCCAGGGAGTTCAAATGCGCGACAGCCTCAGGTGTCTGCGGGTTGCCAGCAGCAATGTCGGCCTGGCCAGCAAGCTCCGGCATATTTTGGCGCCGTTGCATGTCCAACATCGCCTGTGCCTGTTGCCTCTTCAGCGGATCCATGCCTGCGATGGCTTCGTTGTTGAGAAACCGCAGCGCGTTCTGGGCGCCCACGGCATCGACGCCAAGCGGAGTAGGCCCGCCAACGCGGCCCTGAGTGATGCGATCCAGAATGGCGATGTTCCGCCACTCGTCTGGCAGTTCGTTGATGGCGTTGACCATGCCCCTGCCGCCGGGAGCGAGGAGCATGCGTTGGCTGCGGAGGGCTTCCTGGCGAGCGGCCAGCTCGGCATCACGGCGGGTTCCGGCCCTGTCGCGCAGGCCCTGAGTCTCCTGCCGCCGCTGAGCCGCATTCAGGGGCAGAGGAGCGGCGTCCGCAGGTTGCATTCCGGCACGCTCTTTGTCCATCATCGCCCGGGCCTCGGCCCGAGTCACCCCGGCTTGCCGGGCCAGGCGAGCGATGCGAACTTCACGCTCTGCCTCGGCCACGCGGTCCTCAGACCGCTGGCGACGGGCCCGTGCTTCTTGCTGCTCGGGTGCCAGCGGGGCAAGCCCAAGGTCTGCGCGGACGGCGGGGTCTGTCACGCCAGTGCCGTATGCCTCTTTGTCCTTGCGGGCGTTGTCCTGGATGTCCTGCCGCACGCCCTCCCGGAACTCTTCGTAGGCCTCTGGGTTGTACCGGGCCTGCCGCTCTGATCCGGGAGTTTCGTTGGCCCACTTCTCATGGAAGTTGCGGTAGTTTTCGATCTGCTCAGGCGTGGGATCCCTGCCCATAGGGACCATGCCCTGCTGGGTGCGAATGAATCCCTGCTGGCCTTGGATGCGGCGGCGGATGTCCAGGTCGGTCTGGCCGGGGCCGTGTTCAAACCCGCCCAGGCCGTACTCCTGGGAATACTGCCGATCCGCCTCGGCCTGCCAGTTCTGGTCGCCGGTCCTCAGGCCGGCAGTGATCTCGTCGGCCAGGCCCTGGTCCTGCATCAGGGCGGCCTCGGCATCTTTGGGCGGCCGGTTGGCTTCGCGGACCGTTCGCTTGGGCACCGCACCGTACTCGTCGGAAGGCAGGGACTCCGGGTCCACGCCGCGTACGGCTGCCCTGGCCCGATCCCGGTCGGCCCCAGCCTGTGCCGCCGCTGCCTGGCCGGCGCGGCTGCGGTCGCTCATCTCGCCCAGCTGCTGCCGTGCGATCTGCCGGGCGAGGTTGATGTCGCCGCCGTAGACGTTGTCGGTGTCGTCGGCCAGGATGGCTTGGGCGAGGGCTTCAACGCCATCCGCAAAGGGCGGCAGCAGCTGGTCCGGCGCGCCGTCAAGACGACTCTCGCCGCCGCGTCGAAGGGTCAGTGGCATTAGCGTCTGCCTCCCGTCACCATCCGGTACTCGTCGGGCGACATGGAGTTGCCCTTCAAGATAATGTCCCGTGCCCGCCCCTCAGGGATCCCGCCTCGCATCAGAGCCCGGATGGATCGGAGCTGCGGGCCCGGCAGGTCTTCCAGGTCCTGGTCCTGCGCCACCTGCGACTCCGGCCCGGGGGCGGCGGCTACAGACTCTTCCGGGCTGGGCGGGCGGAAGTCGCTGGCAAAAAAGGTGTTCTTGCCCCCCCGGCCCGGCAGGTCGGACAGGAAAGGGGTTTCCAGGAAGGAGTTGCGGACCTCGTCCGAGCCCGGGATGTCCGGGTCGATCACCACCGGGGCGTCGTCGGCAAGGTCGATCTCAGAGATGGACCTGTCCACGGAGGACATGAGTGACCTGGCCGCACTGGCCTTGGCCTGCTCGGCCCTTGCCACCTCGGCCGCCTGATTGTCAGCCTCTAGCTGCTCCGCATCTCGCTGCTGACGTTCGTTTTCCCAGGCCCCAAGCAGCACCTGATCCTGCTGGTTCTGCTGGTTCTCCAGAGCCATCCGCGTCCCAAAGGCACCAGCCCCCAGGGCGCCTGCGGCCCCCAGGGCCATGGCAGTGTCGCGGTTGCGACCAGACAGGATGTCGGCTGCCCGCGCCGCCGCCTGGTCGGCCTCGTACCGCCGGCCCACAAGGCCAAGAGAGCCCGGCATTTGCTCCGGGGCGAGGCGGTCAAGCCGGCCTTGCACCAAGGCCCGGGTGCGGTCGTTGCGGGCCAGGGCGTCAAGCATCGGCTCGCCAGGCCCGCCGGGCATCATAGATCCGATGGACTGGTTGTAGTCCGCGGCCTCCAGCCAGCGGCGAGGGGCCCCGGTGGCGCCAACCATGTCGGCAATCTCGTCGCCACCAATGCCCGCAAACGGGTCGTCTGGCTGCACGCGGCCGAAGTGAACGTCCAGCCGGCGAGCGTCGGCGGCGGCGTCTGCTAGCCGGGCCTGCTGTGCCAGGTCGTCCAGGTAGCGGGCCAGGACGGGCGTGCGGACGACAGGTACGAGGGGCCTAAGCGGTGGCGCCATTCTTCTTCCTCGGCGTGGGCTCTTCCTCAGGATCGATTGGCGTGGGCTTGCCCTTCTTCTCTTCCTTCAGGTCGGCAAGGTCGCTGGACTCCTTCTCGGCGGCCTTGCCCAGCTGGTCCAGAAGCTCTTGCTCCTCGCTGTCGGTGGAGGACAGGAGCTTCTCCACCAGCTTTTCCAGGGCGGAGCGGTTTAGGTCGCGGAGCGAAAAGTCGATCTTCATAGTCCTTACCTTGGTTACCCGAGCAATCCGAACAACGCGCCCATCTGCTGGAGCCGGGCCATCTGGTCCGCGTAGGCGTTCTGCTGCTGCAATCCACCCAGCGCCTGGCCGAACTGCTCCTGTGACACCTGGGAGTTAAGGTCGGTCATTGCGTTGTACTGCTGATCATCGATCTGGCCCTGGTACGCGGCGGCGATCCCATTGGCCATGTCTTGCGCGCCTTTGATCCCGGCCTGGTTGGCCTGCGCCCCACCCCGGGAAAACCCGGCACGGTCGTACTGCTTCATCTGATAGCGGGGGTCGCCGGCCGCCATCGCCTGGGCCATGGAGTTGTTGAACGCACCAGACTGCTGGCGGGGCGTGTACCCCGTGGGCAGCCGCTGGTTGTCGATAGACACCTGATTCATAGGAGGCCCTCCAGCAGCATCCGCATCCGGCCCGTCTGAAGATCCCGTTCGTTGCCGCGTGCCTGATACATCTGCGACAGGCCATTCAGGGCCAGCTCACGCTGTGCTTGCGAGGCGGCCGACTCATACTCGTCCCGCTTCTTCTGGGCGTAGCGGTCCATGTCTACGGACCGGGCCTGCATCTGGGCATTGAAGATGTCTTGGTGGTTCTGACCCGGATAGGGAGAGGGCTGCTTCGCCATCTCCGGGTATTGCGGGGTCGGGAACTGGGCGTTGGAGTGATAGTTAACCACGGCCTGCACCACTGGCGGGTCGATTAAAGCCAAAAATCAGATCCGTCAACACCCCGCCTGTCGGAGCCGGGGATGGCTGCGGGAACCGGCCCATCAGGCCACCAAGCCCGCCCAGGCTCTGCGTGAGATTCCCAAGGCCCTGCCCCACGCCGGCAGCCTGAGTGAGGCCGGAACGGAAGTCTCCGCTCATCCGGCCGCCCAGGTTGCGGAGGTCGCGGGACGATGAGAAAAATCCATCCCGGGCGTTGTTCACCATGGGGGCGAAGTTGGCCCGGTTGGCGTTGACGTTGCCATAGAACTGATTCATGCCGCCCATCAGCTGGCCGTACCCGTCACCCGCAAGCTGGCGGAAGTTGCCGAAGGAGTTCTGGAACATGTCCATCGGCATGCTGCGGGACGAGGCGTGCTGGTCGTCAATCGCCTGCGACCCCTGATCCAGCATTCGGTTGGTGTCAGCAAAGCTGCGGTTCAGGTTGGTGTATCCCTCGTCTACCTGGCCGCGGGCCGCGTCGTAGCTGCGTCCAAGACGGTTCATCCCCATGGCGTTGTTAGACGACAGGTCCGACAACACGGAGGAGTCCATCACGCCTCCCTGAAGGCCGCCCATGCCGGCAAAGCTGCGGTTGGCGATCCCAGCAAACTCTGGCCCGGGGCCACGGTAGGACGAGCCCCCCATGTCGCCACCACCGCCGAAGCCGCTGAAGGATCCAGAGGCCACCGGACCCGAAGGACTGGAGGCCCTGAACCCGCCACCGCCGCCACCAGAGCCACCGAAGCCCAGGTTGACATTGGACACCTGGCTGGCGCCCCCAAGCCCAGTCCCCAGTTGCGCCATCGACCCGCCCAGCCCAGCCAGGGCCTGGTTGCGAGACTGGCCAAGCTGGGAGGTGGCCATCTGGTTGGAGCCCTGCATCGCCGCCAACGCCTGAGCATTGGACCCGAAGGCGTTCGATGCCGCACCGCTGACGTTCGCCACAGCCGGCGCCATAGACCCGAAGGCGGCGGCAGCCGACTGGCCCATGTTGGCTCGGGCCTGGTTGTACGCCTGCTGATTGCCCAGCCACGCGCTCATGGCGCTGTTGCCCAATGCACCGTAGGAGGACAGGGCCTGGTTGGCGATGTTCCCAGCGGCGAGCTGACGGGCGCTCTCCGACTGTGCCATGGCGGCCATGGCTGCGGCCCGCTCGTTAGCCTGGGCGTTGGCGATGCTCCCCATGGAGCCGGCGTAGGCCCCGTAGTTGTTGGCCGTAGCCCCGCCCAGACCAGCTAGGGCAGCGGAGTGCTGTCCTGATGCGTTGGCCATGGAGCCGCCCAGGTTGCCATAGGCACCAGCAATTCCTGCAATGCCTTGGCCGTAGCCCTGGCCAATGCCAGCCATGGCGTTGCCGGCCCCCATGGCTCTTCCCGATTCAGCCTGACCAGCCGCAGCAGCTCGGGCGGCGTCCACCTGCGCAGCGGCGTTGATCCGCGCAGCCTTGATGGCGGCGGCATTATTGGCCGCGTTGGGGTCATAAACGTGCCGGATGACGCCGCCACCGGGTAGTTGTCGCTCACGGATCTGCATGCTGTACTCCTACGGACTAATGTCCGAAAAGCGGCTACGGGTAACCGGCCTTGGGCTTGAGCGTGTAGCGGAAGGCCCCAAACACCTCCGGAGCCCGGGCGACGTTCAGTTGCACGTTGACGTTTTCTTCCACCGTATCCACGCCGTCAGGGACCAGCTCGCAACTGTCGGCGTCAAAGCGATATTTCGGAACATCCACAGAAACAGTGGCCGCCTTGACGGTCACGTTCCTGATGAGGTCTATCTGCCACCGCAAGACTTCGGGCCGAAGCTCGTACCCGCCGCCGATGCCAGCCAAGCCGACCGCACCAGGAAGACCTGGGATTCCAGGCCGCCCGGCCAGCCCCTGAGCGCCGGCGGGGCCAGCAGCACCAGCAGCACCAGCGGCACCAGCCAAGCCGGCTGCGCCAGCCAGACCTGCCGGCCCGGCCACGCCTGGGGCACCGTCCGCCCCCGCCGCACCCGGAAGTCCGGCGGCACCAGACACGCCCGGCTGACCATCCACGCCATTAAAGCCGTTGATCCCGTTGATGCCGTCCGAACCGATCACGCCGTTGATGATGGTGGTGGGGAACAGGTTGGTGTTGTAGTTGGCGTTGGTGTTGAACAAGAACTCGTCGCCGGCAAAGTTGTTGTTCAGGGTGTTGAAGTAGTTGTTGTAGGTGGGGATGTCTACGAAGGAGTTGTTGTTAAAAACCTGGGACACGTCGGTGAACTGGTTGATCACGGACTGATTCCACACGCCGCCGTCGCTGTACACGCCTGGCCCGAAAGAACCTCCGCCGCCCTGCCCGCCGCCCAGGCCCAGCTCGTTCTCGGGCGTCCTGGTAGTGGGGCGGATCGCAACTGGCCCCCGGTGTTCCAGCGGCTGGTTGCAGTTTCCTAACGCCTGCATCATCCGCCGCACGGCCATTTGGGGCATCACGCCCTGCATGGCCTGCGCTAACGCCGGCATGGCCTGGGTAAGCATTACTTGACCCCCATGATGCGGACGCCAAACAGAGCCACTTGGTCAGCCGCCTGCGTGCCTGCGACCTGCACGGCAAGATGCTGATCTCCGCCGGCGCTTCGCTCGCTCTTGCGGCCAGAGTAGTGAGCCACCGCCGTGCCGGTCGCCTCGCCCAGGGCAGACCGCGTCCGCTTCAGGTTGATCGTCGCCGGCCCGCCCGCGGTCACCGTAAAGCCAGTGCCAGTGTTGGACTGAATGGCATTCTGCCGGGCGGTGTCGGAGTTGTTGAAGTGCAGCGACACGTTCAGGTTGCTGTCCCCCGTGGTGGGCTTGTACTGCACGGCGATGCCCCGGTCGGGCTCGTCGGTGAGCGACATGTTGCCCGTGCGGAGCGAGTAAGAGACGCCCGTCCCGCCGTCCTGCGTCCCGGAATCCTTGCGCCACGCGCCATCGCCCCCGCCGGAAGTCAGCCGCAACTGGCCGCTGATTGTCGGCAAGGAAGTTGCCGTGACTGCCGTGGCGTACGACTCTTCCCACCAGGCTTGCGTGGCAGTGCAGTAGCACAGTGCCCGCACGGGCTCGGAGTCGGTGGAGCGGCAGTAATAGAACCGCACCGTGCGAGTCAGGGGGTCGCAGGCAACGTGGAACTTGTCCGACTTGGAGAAGTCGATGATCCGATCCCGCCAGTAGTTATCGACGGCGACAGAGATGCTCTGCTCGGAGTTGCCGTCAAAGGCGTACAGGCCCACGGAGTCCACCAGAAATGCCACCCCTGACAAGACACCCCAGCATCGGCTGTTCAGGACGCCACGGTGCGCGGCCAGCAGGAGCGAAGCATCCAGGACAGGCTGGGCCACGTACATCATCTGGTAGATGTGCGAGGTCTGGCAGACCAGCAGCATGGAGCCGAAGGGGACGAGGGCCACAATCCTGTCTGGGAGCCCTGTGTTTTCTTGCAGCACCAGCTCATTGGCCGCTGGCACGCTTTCTGGCTCGTCAATCTCGGAGTAGTACAGGCTGTTGGGGGCCTGGCCAGAGGTGTCCACGGCGTACCAAGTGCGGTCCTGGAACATGACGCCCACGGCAAACTTGCCCGATGGCACTTCAAATCGCCGGGCGTTGATCTGCCCGCTGGGAAGCGTGACCGGCATGAGGCCGTAGCCTTCCCGCTTGGGGTCGGTCAGGTCGGGGTCGCTCAGTGTGTCGGTGTAGGTGGTGGCCCAGTTGGGGTCGGTCTTCTGGATGGTGGCCACGCGGAACAATACCACCGCCTGGTCGCCCGATGTCCTCCACAGCTCCATCGCCGTGACGCGGTCGTCCACGTAGGGGTGCGCAAACGTCCACAGCACCTGCCCGGATCCCGTCCCTGCCTCTAGTTCGACCAGATGGGAGATAGAGGATGCGAACGGCCCGCCCACCTCGGGGTCAGTGTTGTCGATGTAGCGGATGGCACACAGGTACTTCCCCCGCATGGGCTCGGCCACGCTGGCCTGGGCGCGGGCGTGCGTGTCGGCAATCAACGCGGTGGGCGGGGCCGTGTACTGACCTCCCCGGGCCACGGTCACGGCGGTGACCTGGCCGGCCGTGTTGACCGTAGCCTCTAGCTCCGCGCCGCCTCCGAAGGGATCGGTGGCGGCAGGCCGGACGGTGATGAACGGGGCAGTGAAGAACCCGCTGCCCGCGCTGGTCGCAGACACGGACACCACGGAGTACGTGACATCGCCGGCTGCCGCAGCGCCGGACCCCGTCCCCGCGCCGATGGTGAAGGTCGGCGTGGTGGTGGCACCAGAGCCGGGGTTGATTACCTGGATGCTATCGACCAGCCCGTCGCCGTTGACCACCACGGAGCCGACGAAGCCCGTTAGGCCATTGCTGGTGTTCACGGCAATGGTCGGGGCCTGGGTTCCGGACTGCACGTACCCAGAGCCCCGGTTGGTAATCCGGAGGCCAGAAATGACCCCATTGACCCCCACGCCAAAAGCAGCCCCAGAGCCCAGCCCGCCGGAAAACGACACGGTCGGGTTGGACTGGTAGCCAGAGCCAGGATCGGACACCCGCACGCCCACCACGGAGCCGTTGACGATCAGGGCCTGGGCTGTGGCCGGGCGGGTGGGTGAGCCGCCAGAGATCGTCACCGTGGGCACAGAGGAATACCCCCGCCCACCGTCTACCATCTGGATGGACGACACTCGCTTGCCGGCGGAGGTGGAGCCGGCCGTGACCACAGGAGCCCGGGCGGGCTTGTGCAGACCAATGGGCTGAACCGACGCTGCCCCACCTGGCCAGCGGATGCCCCGGCCCATGCCGTCCACGCCGTAGACCGTGCCAAACCGCCCCTTGAAGAAGCTCATGGGCCGCAGGGCGCCCGTGTGGGCGTATGCCACCGCTGACGCCCCGGAACCCAGGTGCATGAGGGTCGCCGCGCCGGTCGTTGCCGTAGTGGCGGCGGTGAGTTGCGTGGTGTTGAAAAACACCGCATTGGCCGTCACGCCACCGCTGATGAGCTTGGGCCAAGACAGGTCTGTGACTGCCGACGCCAGCGTCACCGTCACAGAGGCGGTTCCTGCCGTGATGGAGGAGATCGTCACCCCGGCGGACGGGACGGTAAACGACACAGTCGGGCTGGCCGTGTGCCCAGTTCCGCCGTTGGCAATGATCACAGAGTCCAGCCGCGTGCCAGCCATCACGGCTACGGCAGAAACGCCCGTCCCGCCAGCACCGCTCACCACCACCCCGGGGGCGGAGGTGTAGTCCTTCCCCCCGGTGACGATACGGATCGACGCCAGTTGCCCCGTGGTACGGTTGCCGATCAGCATCAGGATGGCCCCTTACCGACACGGATGGCGCCCGCAGCGTCCTGGTAGACCAGGCCGTTTTCGTCGGGGTATCGCATCGCAGACCGGATGGCCGTTGTGCCTGCGGTGATGGAGGTAAACGACACGGTATTCAGTCCCGGCCTGCCGGTAAGCTGACCGGGGGACAGCACCTGGAGGTTGACCTGCGTCACCGCCGCCCCGGGAGGCAGGGTGTACGGCGAGGCATTGGTCACCAGGCCAATCCACTTGTCGATGACGATCATCCAACATCCGCCTGTAAGGGGCTGCGCCAGCCGCCGTCATGCCACACATTCCGCGAGCGGCCTGAGATCGGCGCAAGCTGGTCCTGTTCCATGGCAAGTCGGAGATCACGCTGATACATGGAAAACGCCTTGTCCTCTCCCGTGCCCCGGATCCGCGCCAGCCAGTAGTCGCAGGCAGAATCCATGGCTCCAGCCATATGCGAGGCGACATCGATGGGGTCGGTGATGAGGTACTTGGTGGGCGTCAGCAGCTCCAGCGAACCCTGAGTGGTCAGCTCTTCGTTGTCGTTAACGGACAGGATGAGCATCTCGGCCGTATACGGGGTGAGCGACTCTATCGGCCCCGGGTGGTTTGATGCGTCACCGATTCGCAAAATGGAGCCCGCCATGCTGGCTTGGAAGTTGGTGCCGGCGCCGTTAACATCCAGCACGGCGGCGATGTACTGCGAGGTGATGGTGCCCGCCCGGGCGTTCGTTTCATGCCCGCTCCAGCGAATCGGCCGTGCCGTCCGGCGGTAGGTAAAGTCCAGGGTCTGGGTGCCGGTTGGATACCCAATGACCTTGATTGCCCAGCCGGTGGAGTCTGGATCTTTGACGACCGTCCAGTGGTAGGGCTCACCAGAGGAGTTTGACACCCGCTCCAGTTTCATGGCCTGGTCGGGCGTCACATACAGACCGCTCCACCAGTTGTATTCATCGGAGGGCTCGTCCAGGTTTCGGAAGTCACTGGGCAGGGGGTAGACCGTGCGGTACAGGATGTACGGAGAGGCGGTGACATTAGCCTTTAGCGACAGGGCGGAGTCCAAGACGATGACGCTGTTGGACGTTCTGGTGGCCACCCGGCAGATTTCCTCGCCCACCTTCAGGTAGGCGCCCGTGGCCGCCCAAGAGGGCCAGGTGCCACCCGTGAGCGTTACGGTGACGCCGCTGGAGGTGACGCTCCCAGTGTCGTACGGGGCCTGAAGAATGACCCGTCCGTGAACGTGATAATACGCCCAGTCGCGGATGGTCGTCAGCTCGTCGTACGCCCGGTGGATGGCCGTGCGAATGTCCCGCTGCTCGGCGTCCTGGGGCCCGCCGTAGGAGGAGACGATCAGCGATTCGACAAGATCGAAATACGTGGTGTATGCCATGGCTCTAGGGACTAATGCCCCTGAACTAGGCCCGCAGAAACACCAGGGATCCGGCCAGGAACACGGCCAGGAAGCCGGCGGCCAGGATCATGAACAGGAGGAAATGCTGGGGTTTCATGCTTCAAGCATCTCCCCTGGGATCATCCCCCGTATCTCCTCCGCGAGCTTCCGCGCCTCTGGCGTCGGGTCGCCGTGCTTCATCACGCTGCGGCACCACTGGTCGATCTCCCACAGAACGAGCAACGCCTTGCTGCCCAGCCGGGCGGCGTCGTAGTCGCCCTGCTCGTCGGGGAGGTTGAATCGAAGTGTCGCTACGGGAGACATATCAACTGTGATGTGTTGCGAAAACGGATTGCGGGCGACACGCAAACTGTCACTTTCCGCCACTATCTGTGCAGGCCGTGAACGTACACGCCAACTCCTGCATCGCCAGCGACTCCGGGTAGCCATTCGCAATCAGCCACTCGGTCATATCGCCATCCTTCGCGGGATCGTAGAGGCGCGGGAACCCGTACCTGTGACCGCCAGCCGGATCGACCCAGTACGGGCGTGACAGCCACGCGGGCGGGATCGCAGGCTCGGGTGGTGTGGCAGTATCGCCCATGTCTCAAGCCTCTTTATCTAACGTCAGTACGCTTCAGGAGGCCGTGCAGCGTGGCTGCGATCTTCGCACAGTCCTCGTCATCGTCGTTGTCGTTGTAGGCTCCGACCGCTTCCCTAATCGCCTCCCGCTCCTCGTCGGTGAGCCGCAGCCTGGCAACCTCTGCCTCTAGTTGCTGCACTCGCTCCATTGCCTGGATGAGCGCATCCAGATCGTCAGGCATCATCGGCGGTATCAAATCACTC